CGTCCCCGTCAAGAAGTGAACAAGGGTATCAGCTTCGTTTGATTCAACCATAAAATGAATATTGTTGTTGGTAGAACCTCGAACCTGAAACGTTCCGCCTGTCGCAAGCACCTGCGAGTTGCCTGTGAATTGAGCATCCGCCGTGTCTGCCGATAAAACGCGAGACGTGTTAAAAACCCCAAGGCGGGCGCGGGTGCTATCATGCATTGCCGCCGCCGCCATCCGCGCCCATTCGGGATATCGCGGGTCGTTGAAAAATTCATCCAACAAACCAGCCATAAAAAACACACTATTGTCATACAGTGCAGAAAGCGCGCCGTTGTCGTTGGGTTGCGCACCTGTGCGCCTATTGAAAAAAGGTGTATTTACGCCATCGTCAATTGCGGGTGTATTGCGATTGGGGTCAAAACCCCGATGCCAGTCTTGGGATTGTTCCGTCATTTGCTTTACTGTGCCGTTTACAATTCTCAAAACGGAGCTAGAATCCATATGAAAACGGGGGTCGCCCGACATAAGAAAATGCCCGCCGTCACCCTGTAAAAAGAAACTTGCAAGGGCTTTTATGAATGCGCCTTGTTCCAAGTCAACACGCGAACCGTCAATCATCCTGAAAAAAGCACTGTCGCCCATTAGGGATTGCGCACCGCCATACATCATATCCCGTGCGCCGTTGTATCTAAAAAGCCCTGCGCCGTCTGTCATATGAAAATTTGCACCGCCGTTAAGTTGTGCCATTGCCATGCCCGTAAGGATTGCCCGCCCCATGTCAGAAGCGAGAAACAGTCCCATTTCGCCGATTTTTACCGCCGCCGTTGCGCCCGTCCCCCAGTTTTGCGCGTCAAGCACAATGCGCCCGCCGCCGCCCCCACTAATATTGCTGAATCTCAAGCGCAACAAATCGCGGTCTGGTTCGCCGCCGCCGGGGTTTGTTCCCGCCGCCCACTCTTCACCATTCACGCGTTCTACGCTTGGCGAAAAAGGAATATCTCCCTGTATTTGCCCCACTCTTTCAAATTCCGTGTCCGTAGTAAACTGCGCAAAACGACCCCTAGCTGTTATATCAGCTCTGTTTATTTTACTGTCAAGATGTTCCTCTACGTTTCGCCCGTCGGAGTGAACAACGCCCATTGCGGAAATATCGTGCGGTGTTCCCGCGCTGTCGGTGATTGTTGCTTTTGGGTTAGCCATCCAACGTCACCCCCTGTGTAAATGTTAGCGTTTCTCCGTCAAAACTCGGTTGCAAAATTTTGCCCATGAGTTCGTTTAGCATACGGTGCGTAACGAAACCGTCCAGCGCGAAACGCACTTCAATACTTGCCAGTTCTTGGTTTGTTACGAAAATGGCAAGCTCGTGGAAATGCAAAGTGTCTTGCTGTCCCGGGTTAATCGGCGGCGAAAGGATATTGTCCGTGTCCGCGCCGTTCAACCATGCATACGCAAAGGGTATGCCCAACTGCACAAGATTTCCGCCACTGTCGAATTGGCTGTTGGCGTACAGTAAAAGTTCGCGGATGGGTGTAACCGCAGTTATACCCGCATTGGAAACCTGCGTTGCAATTTTCAACAAAGAAGGCTCTACAGTCTCGTCTTCTGATACGATAAGCTCCCTGTCATTTATTTTGATATCCACCGTAACGGGATTAACCAATGCCGTAACCGTTGCAGGGTTGCCGCTAAGTATTCCGCTACCAGCCAGCACATAATCGGGGAAAACTTTTTCGCCGTTGTACATAGCCGCCGTAAGTGCCGCCGAACCCGCACTTGTTAAAATCGTTTCAAATCGCGCCATTTTTCTAAGCCCCTTCCTCCGTGATAATTTTCAAAAAGCCCCGCTGAATGTTTCCGTCAACATCAATAAAACCGGGGATGGTTGTGCCGTTTTCAAGTTGCAGATACATAAGCGTGTCGGTTTCTTCTCTTTCAACGGGCGTTGCCGTATGTTTTACTGCGTGTATCGTTTTTGCCGTAGGGATAACGGGCGTAGCGTCCACCGTATGGGTAAAATATTTGTTACGGTCAACGGGCGTTGCCATGTGCTTTACTGCGTGTACCGTTTTTACCGCAGGGATGACGGGGGTTGGTTCGTGTACAAAAAAGGCGTGAATTGTGGATATGAATACTAAATCCGCAGGCAAATGATGCCGCATAGCCGAATTAAACTCACGCAATTGCCACGAATAATCCAGCGGGACAGACACATTAAGGATAAGCCGCTCCCAATCTAGGAACACAATAAAATAGTCATCCTTAAAAAGGTTTGGCAGAAATGTATCTGTTAGCCAACGCTCCGTAAATGGTGGCTGTTGCCGTTTTTTTACCAAAACAGCCCCGCGCCTATCTTCAATATCATCAAGACGTAAATCCGGCATGATATCGTAGGTTAATTCCAATAATCCTATTCCATTTTTATCGGCCTTTGTTGCACGAGTGTTATTAAAAACGCGCAAGATTTTAGCCTCTTGCGCGTCAACTTCGGGTTGTGTAACTCTCCAAACCTCCTGTGCTTCTATGTTATTGTTGTAAAATTGATTGTTCGCATAGTCCTTTATCATGATTGCACCAACTCAAAGCCTATCAATACAGGCAATTCTTGTTTTTCTTGGCTTTGATTTATGATAAGCCCCTGCGGGTCTGCACTTCCGTCAATTTCTATTCCGTCGAAAACAACGCCCGATACAATCCCGGCACCTGCAATCAGTGTGCCTATAACTTGGGGATATAAAATTGTCTGCCAGTCGTGTTCTTGGCGAATTTTTTTGGCGGGAAACCACTCCAGCACGGCTAACATACGGTCGTAGGCTTCGGAAATATCGCCGGTAAACGCCGATTGGTTGTCCAACATAAAATCATTTAGCGCGGAAATATCATCTCCAAGTTGAACAAAATTGTTTCTAATATTCTGTGCGCCACGATAATAAGTATTTTCCCATTCGGTTAGAACATTTTGACGCATTTCCGCAAAATACAACTCAACAATTTCCAACGCACGTGTTTCTATTTGCCCGATGGTTGTTCCCACTCTTAAAATAACGGGAACTTTCACAGTTATTGTGCGGTTTTCCGGTGTTGATACTGTTACACGATGCCCAATGGGCGCGAACCCGAAACCACTGCCGGAACGGGTAATAGGGTCTACTAAATCATTAACGATTTTAATAAAATCAACACTTACGGGTTCGTTATTTGCACCGACAATCGAAATTTTACTGTTTCCACCACCACGCCAAACAGGGAAAATCATCAAATCATGTACGCCGTCTATTTTTTGAACTTCTTGCTGATATTGCGCAACGTTGCCGCCGAAAGCATGACGGCGCAAAAATTGCAAGAAGCGGCGACGGTACTGCTCGTCGGTTTCACGGTCTTGACCGGGAATGTACGCGCCACCATCGTCTGTAATTAGCGCACGACCCAATCCATTAACATTTACGCCTATTAAATCGCCAAAAAATTGGTTGCCAACAGTGCCAACAGTTTCACATATAAAAATCACTTCGCCGCCTGCCGTTTCTTCAATTAAAAACGCAAGCGCGGGGCTTCCGGTTTCAGGCGCAAGCAACCGTGATGCAATTGGAAAATCTGCAAGTTCCATGCGATTATTGTATGTTCTTCCGCGCCGACGCGCTTGCGTTGCTTGGAATCGCGGAAAATCATAATCCCGCCCTAAATCATCAAGATTCTCCCCGGTGGCAGTGTATACAAACACTTGAGAGCGCAATATTTCAACCAGAGTTGCAAGGTCTGCAATTGCCATAGCCGACGGCGCAAGGGTGTCATATGCTTCTGATGTGGGGCGTGTGTCCAGCACCGGCAAACCGTTATCTGCTCTCGGCGCATTTAGCCTGTCGAACATTCGGCGCAAAACAACCATATAATCTTGTCTTGCAGGGGACAGGTCGTTGAGGACGGAAATTAATGCCGTGACAAGTTCCGCGAAGTCACGGTCTGATTCAAACGGTCTTATCCTCATAAGAACATCGTTTTTGAAATCAATCAAAGACTGGTGCATATGTCACCTCACTCCGTTAAATTTATATCATGCATTAAATCAAAAACACCTACCGTTGCCGTGATTCTTATCAAAACTCTCAAACTCTTAAAATTTTGCTCGGTGATGCTTATAATTTGCGAGTTTATATACCTCTCATCGCTCACAAGGCAGTCATGAACCATTTGCGGCAATCTTGCGCGGGCATATGCGGCTGTTCTTCCGATAAGCAAATGAAATTCGCTTCCGTGGTTGTTGTCATAAATAGGATATATATATCGCGGTGTTCGGAAGGTTTTATAAACCGCTTTGCGGTATGCGTCGATACCGTCAACATACCCTGAAATGCGAGTTTCATTTTTATTAGAGCCGCGAACATGAATATAATTCATATCCAGTGTTGGCAATGGCTGTGGCTGTATCGGTACAGCAAATTCATCGCGGAAGGATTCAAGCATTAGAGCATCACCTCTTCCATTGCTTCCTCAATTTGCACTGCTACAAGTCTTGCGCCGTTTTGCGCACCTTCGCGTACAAGGTCGGCGCGATATTTCGCGCTTAATTCTGTCGGATAAACTTGTGGTGAGTATGAATATCCACCTATATTAACAACTACCGTTCTTGTGGTAGCATATTCCACAGGATGCCTATTTTCATCGCGTGTGAATGGCGTGTAGTTGTCACGCATAGTTAACACCCCTGTTTGAAAAGCACCGTCCATGTAATCACGGCGGGCAACATCTTCACGCACTCGGATAAATTCGCCAATGATATCGTGCATACCAACATCAGCAACAAGCATTGCGCCATCGGGACGGAAAACTCCGCGCTCCCTCGCGCCATCCTGTGCGGTTGCAGTCATGCTTTGTATCATTTCCAGCCTTTGCAAAATGGGAGCCATTGCTCTTTGTGCATATATCGTGGCAGATTGCAAATCGTACCCTCTATCCATTAGACGTTCTTTTTCACCTGCTCTCAAAGCGGCAGTTCTTGCCGCAACTAAGCCCCAGACTCCATCTGTTGCAGTGTTTATTGCGTTGGTATATATCCCCAGAGCGTTGCCTTCTTCGTCCCATATTCCAACCATATCCAAGAAAGCATTAGCCTGCCTTACGCCCATCAATTCAATTTGCGCTTGTGTTACGCGATATACCGCATCTTCAACATCCAGCAATGCGCCGCGCTCATCGAACAGCATATTAAAATACTGCGGGGAAAGGTTCATAATTTTGTTGAAATAATCAAGGTGTGTAGCATATGCGCTACTTGTGCCTTCAATTGCGTGTTGCAGTGCATGGTGTGCGCCACGCACGGACTCTGCGGCGGCATAAGTATCACGGTAGGAACGGGTCATGTGGTTATGGACGCGCTCGTGGATTGCAGCGGTTGCGGATAATCGGGAGGTATGCCTGTCGATAGTATCTATTAGTTCTTTGATTTCTACATCATATGCGTTGACGTAATTTGCCGCATTGACATATGATTGGTTTAGCTCATTGAAGTGAGATATTGTATTTAATATTGCATCAGCATACTCACCTTCAAGTAGTTCCATGTGGCTATTCAGCAATCCCATATGTTCCGCTAAGTTTTCACGTTCGTAAATATCCAAATTATCAAAACGCCTAAGCATTTTTTCAACCTCGTGGAAAATCCCGCCATCAATCTCTGTAACGTCGTAACGCACCCTAGTTCCAAGCCTTTCGCCTACAGTTTCACCAAACGCCCTACGTCGTGTGCGTTCATGTGCCGCACCATCTACCCCGCGCTCTCCGAATAATTCATCAAGCATTTCATACCTTGCAAATGTAACTGCTTGCCCTGCAAGAATTGTTTTAAGGTCAATTTGTTCTTTCAGCAATTCGTTTTCTTGCGAAAACCGCAAAATGGGGGCATCGCTCGCCCCATGTTCTCCAAGGAGATGCATGAGTTCGATATTTTCAGCCAAGTTGGTTGAAAGTCTCTCGCTTTCATTGCTTAGCCTTTCGGCGCGGCTAATAAGTTCTCCAATCGAAGGCAGGGCTTCATCATCCGTACCACGGCGCAGCATGGATATAGTATTTACGATTGCCATTACACCCGTGGCTATTAGGGTAATCGGACCCAACATTGCGGTTAGTTTCGCCGCAGTGGGGATTGTTGACTGAATGGTTCTGTTTAACTGCGTAACAGCTACCATACCCTGTGCAATACTTTTTGGGATTACGCCAAGGGAACTAAGCAACCGCGCCGCCGCTCCTGCCATTTGATTCATGCCCCGCGATGATGCACCGGCCTTGTTGCCGACCTCTTCAATCGCATTCCCTGTTGCTTCAATTGCTTCAACTTTTTCATGTATGGCATCTGTCATTTCAACAATCTGCTCTTTGGTAGCATAGAAGTTTTCAAGCATTTCCTCATTATTTGCAATGATATCCTCAAAAGCAACGCCGAATGATTTTTTAAATGCTTCTGATTTTTCGGTGACAAGAGTCATGTAGTCAGCAATGTCGTTGATTGTTCCGGGGATTTTTTCGAGAACTTTGTGCATATCTGTGGCATTTTCCTCGACACGTTTAAGGTTATCGGCAAAAAAATCTACCTTCTTTGCCCCTGCGGTAAACTTGATGTTTACTTCCGGGCTTAGCTTCTCGATTCTTTCAACGGTATCAAGTACTTGCGTGCTATCGGCAGTTAACGTGATATTTTTTTTATCTATATTTAGTAGCATTGAAAAACTTTCGTTATTTACATTTACAGAAACTTCAGGGTTAAGGTTTTCTATTCGCTTTACAGATTCGATTGTTTGTGAGATATCGGCGGTGAATTTTACATTTATCTCCGGATTGAAGTTTTCTATTATGTCTATGGCTTCAATTGCGCTGTCTGCATCGGCAGAAAATTCTAAATTAATTTCCGGATTAAGCCGTTCGATTCGATCAATCGTTTCCATTACCTGTTCGACATTGACGGTAAATTCAACATTCTTTACTATGTCGCCTAGTAGCTTTGAAGTGCTTTCATCATTTGCGACAACGGATATTTCAATTTTCTTGCCATCAATCTTACCTGCGATTTCATCAAAACTTCTTCCAAACCTAAAAAGCCCGACTTCGGCAGCCTTAATTCGTTCTTCCCATCCACCCAATGCGGAGCGTGCTTCAAGCGCAGAGTTTTTTATTTCGTCAAGATATTTTGACATTTGATTGTCAAGACGGATTGTATTTTTTAATATCGCCAAAGCTACCACCTCCGTAAATATGTAACGCGAGGGGAAATTACAGCCCCTCGCGCTTTGCTTTCATTTCGTCAATTTCCTTTTGCAGCTTCAAGTCGTGTTTCAAGTCCACATCCAGCATTGCTATTAACTCGCCTTGTTGGTGTGCCGTGAACGAAAACCACTCACCGAATGTACGGGCGTAATTGCTACGCTTTACCCATTGCATACCCCAAAAGTATTCGGGGCAAAACAAATCTCCGTTTTCCTTACGCCCGTAAATCAGTCCCCCGCTGTTTTAGCGGCATCATCCACGGCGGCATCGTGTTCGTCTTGTACTTCGGATGTAAATTTGTCAATTTCGTGGCACAGTTCGCCTATACCTGCGTGTGAAAGTACACCTTCAACAAATTGCGCAACGCTGTTGCAACCCAACTCGTTAAGGGTTTCCGGATTTACGCGCTTAAACTCCATCGCGTAATTTGACGCTATATAAAGATTTTCACGCGCAACCTCGTCACCGCGTAAAATAACTGCACCGTCAGTGCTTCGCTGTATTGTACTTTGGATGCGCATACGGTCAATGTAGGATATCGGGGAAATTGTGAACTTTATCCCCTCTACGTCAACAGTTTTTTGCTTTTCCATTCGTGGAGCATTGTCGTGGAAGCGTTTAATTAAATCAGACATTTTAGACTACCCCCTGTATAGGATTAAAGGATTGTACAAGTGTGGTTTCGCGTGCATGAAATGTGACGCTTGAATGCATAGTGCCTGTGCCGCTTCCGGATGATGGCGCGTCGTTATACCCAATTAGCGTACACTGCTCGTAAAGCGTGATTTCTTTCCCTATGGCGGGGCTTTCAACGTCGCTAACTTCTTCTTTTAGAGAAAAACGCGGCAAGCGTTGCCCTTTTTTCTGGTTAAACCAACGACGCTTCCAAATAGATGCCTCTGCGCCCTTTTGAAATGTTAAGACAATTTGCGTACCGTTTGCAACAACTTTAACGTAGGCGCGGCCTGTTTGACCGCCGATATTTACCGTGCGAGTAGTTGTTTGCTCTGTGGGAGCAAATGAAAAATGCTCGCCCAAAACACGCGGAGGTGCATCGGGGAAGATTTCCGTGTACAAGGCTTCACTTTCGCGGACATCGTTATCCTGTACCGTCAGTGCGTATGGATTTTTTGTATATGACATAATTTACACCACCTCTCCTAAAAATTTATGCGGGTTATCATATCCAGCGTATCAATTGTCATTGGAATCTCGAACGGAATATAGCTTGACTTCCATGTTTTTAACCCGGCGGGTTCTACGCTGATTCTTGAAATGTCGTTGTTTCGCAACATTTTTTGGGACTCGAAAACAGCGGCAAGATTGTAAAGTGCTATTCGGAAGTTTTCGCGATCATCATCGGTGTCGTCCGCATCACCTTGGAAATACCGCAAGAAGGTGTTGTTTACGGCTTGCATCCACAAATCACGAACACGCCCTGTTTTGCCATCAGTCCATTGAATTGTTTTATTGCGGCGCGTTCGCACAAAAGAACTTATTTCGCGCACGATGTAAACTCCGCCGTCGTCGGCTTGGTTTAGAATCATAAAGCCTGTATTAATCGCGTCTTCGCGTTGACGTGCCGTTCTGCGTGTAGTTTGACCGGGCAAGGGTTGCAAGTCTGTTACGCGCCGCAAAAACGATGCAGTCAAATCCTTATTGCCCGCCGCTCCCGCGCTAAGTCCCGCCATGTGAAGAACAACCTGCGCAGGAGCCAATAATTCGCCGTCGAAGCGGTATCTGTCATTGACATTGTAGACGCCGGAATTATCGGAACTCGCGCCCGATGGTCTGAATATGAAAGATTTTCTGGAACGCTGCGGCGGGTCGTTGTTAAGCTGGTCAAGCCATGCCTTGTGGGAGTTCGTCGCAGTTGTATAATTGGGGTCTTCGGGGTCTATTGAAAATGCGATAACATCCCAATGTTCGTAAGCCGCCGCCGCTTTTTGGAATGCGCCTTGCCGTTCCGAATATTCGGGTACACTTCCGCTTGTTCCGCCGGAAAGCGTAATCTGTCCAAGTGGTATAGGTATCATTACGGCTCCATCTGCATTCGGGTCGTAATCATTTGGAAGCTCGTATGATACCGATGTCATTGCCCCGTTTTGGAGTTCGTGCAGACCCTCGCACAATTGCGTGCTTAAAATTTGACCGTCGAAAAATTCAACGCACTCGAACATTCCATCACGGGCTAGAATACTCCAATTGATACGATTTCCGGCAATGCCGTTTTTGTTTGCTTCAAGAGTGATAATAGTAGCGTCATCAGTCAAATACCCGCCTGCTTTTGCGCCGCCTGTATTCTGCGGGAAAATAATCCCCATAGTCGCTCCATCACTTGCTCCGTTGGCAGTTCCACCGCTTAACATGGCGTTAATTCCTATGTTTGCAGGGAAAAACTCGGGGGTAGAAGCCATACCCATTTTACGAAGCGCATCTACAGGGTTTTCCGTTGACAGCCACTCTCGAGAATGAATTTCCTGCAATTCATTTTCGCTATACCAGTCCAGCGGAAGCATTGCAATCACTCGCCCGCGCTCCGGTATAGACGTCATAATCCGCTCCATACTTTGTACATCGTGATATACGGCAGGAAGCCGTTGCGGGGGTAATACTCTTGGTACGTTTGCCATTTTGTCACCATCCTTTTAATAAAAAAAATACCGCCTGTGGCGGCTACTTCTTGGGGTTGCTAAGCTGTTTTAGCGTTCCTTTTTTTACAAGCATTTCAATTGCACTGCTTTTTTCAAGCGTGGCATTTTCGCCCGGTTTAATAAGCTTCCCGTCGGTAACAACATTCTTAACGGAAACATTCTGATAGTCCATTTCACACCTCCCATCACGATAAAATCATGGGCTGTCGAAGTGCCAAGACTTCACGCCCATACTTAGTTTCTCTAAGTGCCGCGTCGCCAAGTGCCAAGTTTACGGAATTATGCACGAATGACATACTCCCGCCATCCTCTGAAATACTTGCGACGGGATAGACGCCCTCGGATTCTTGATACGCCACTTCAGCCATTTTCATGATATGTGCGGTCATGTATGCGATGGCTTGCGCTTGAACACCACGAAAAAGCCGCCGTGAAATCCTCTGTGTGGCAAGTGGAATTATTTTGAGAACAAAATCGTCTCTGACATCGGAAAATTCTTTAGCAAACAAGCGGAAGATTCTCAAAATTTCGTCATCCGGGGTTGGTTCGGGCGGTGGTCTGTAGATAATTAAAGCCATTTCCCCGGTAGAAAACCGCGCCATTTCCCCTGTTTTAAATTTTGCCAATGCTGCCATTTTCTCACCCCTGCCTAAGCATTTCATACTTAATTTGTCGGATGTGCGCTTCTCTGTTCAATTATCTTCACCATGAACCGCATATTCCCCGTGGGAGCGGCAGTAGTAGCAATCCGCAACGTAGGAACATCCGCAACGGGTGTCTGTACCCTAAACAGAGACGATGTTTGCGTTCCATAAGTCGTGGATATCCCTGCACCGTCTACATCAAAGTTTGCGGAACTGGAATAAATAACCGTTGAAATTGTAGTACCGCCAAAAAGCGGAAACGCACCAACAACATTGTTATCTGGGTTTGAAGTCATATTGTGCATTTGCCAACGGAAGCGGTATACAGTGTTCAACAATGCGTTAGCGTTTTGGTTTCCGACCAAACCATAAGCCGCTCCGTTTATTATCGCTTGCGGCATAAGTCCATTTCCGGTACTTGCGCTTGACCCTGTTGTACCGCTCATTGCGCTAATCACAATCTGATAATCTGCGCCGTCTTTTAGCACTATGCCTGTGTCTATTGATACAGGTGTGCCGGAGGTTAGCTGTATTTGGTCGTCAAAAAATACTGTACGGGCGACACCTATATCACTTGAATTGCCGCCACTTGTCGTAACGGTTCGTATCGCCGCCGTGTCTGCATCGAAATCCCCGGCGTAAATTCCCAGCCGTCCTTTTGAATCACTCACCCAAGACCCGCCTTGTATCAGCGGTATTGTAGCGGATAGTTCGCTCTTGGGAACTGCCGTGTACACAGGAACGCCGTCATCGGATAAATCTCCCAATTCACGCGCCGTCAATCGTTGCGTAAGATGCCCCGAAAGCACACGGTTAGTTTCCGCAATCTGATTGTTCAGTGCGAGAAAGCCATCTGCGACGGCGTTGTTCAAGTCGGTAATCTGCTGTTGCTTGTCGGAGATTGCTTCTTCTCGGTTGGAAATTTCTGCGGTTAATCCATCATGAACGGTTGCGAAGTTGTTTTTAAGTGCTTGAATTTCTGTCAAAATTTCAGAAAGGTCTACAGGCTCGATGCCATCCAATAGGTCTGCGAGTGCCGAAACCTTCGACTTCAACTCCGCGATGTCGATTTTGGAAGTGGAAACACTGTCATCCAGCGTAGCAATGTCGCTTTGTAAAATTGCTATGTCGGACAAAATACCGCTTAAATCAACGTTGTCGTTAGGGATATTGTCAATTTGAGACTGGATATCGCAAATAAGTTGCGAAAGCGAAGCGTCTACCGTTGAAAGCAACCAAATTTCGCCTTGTAATTCTTCGATACGTTCAAAAATTTGCGAAATAGCTTCGTCAACATTAGGCAGTAAGTTTTCAAGGTCGGAGATTCTTATGTCATGCGCAGTAATATCTTCTAGTGCGATAATTAAATCTTCTTCCATGAGGGTGCTTTTTTCAACGTCCTTTATTGACGAACCGCCATTTACATAGTTGGCAAAGGACGTTTTTTGTGTCCTAGGAGGTGTTGCACTTCCGCCATCTGCGTAAAGACTCGTAATTGTTTTTAGTTCGCGGAGTGGGTCGAATTGGGCGTTTAACACGGCGACTTTCGCCTTTGCGCCGCCTACGGAAACAATATCCCCGATGCTTACATCAATTCCGCTCTTGTAGTTGTATTGCTTTTCACCCCATCCGCTCTTCGCTGTTTTTGATGGGAAAACTACGGAAATTACCATACTCCACCTCTTTCTTTGTATTAAAAAACGCCCTGCATATGCAAGGCGTTCTAAATTCTAAATTTTGTTTTATACTGCCGCCGCTGCGTAAGTGGGTTTGCGGATAGGTGTTTGTTGCGTGTTCCGCGCCGCCCAATTTGCACGGGCTTCGTTTAGGCTTATGGTATTAGCACCAGCATCATCATCGGGATATTCGCTCTGTCCGGGGTCGTCTTCCCAATCGCAAACAGAACAAATTTCGTACTCGCCTAACTCATTTATCGTATTTTCCCCACAGCATGGGCAAGCAATAAGATGATTCATGGATTACCCTCCTTTTCCGTCGCGCACTTGCAAATAGTCGAACCGCGCTTGGCGGTCTGCTTGACTATCTCCATCCAGCGGAAACATTGAAGAAACTTTCTTGTTTGGCACACCAATAGCAAAGTCATTGGTGCTACTATCCCATCTAACCAGTTTTCCGTGTTTTGTTTCAAAGCCTTGTACATTCCCGCCGAGGTCGCTTTGCAACACTTCAAGAGCCCTCGATTCATACTGTGCCGTTGTCAAACCAAGATAATGTCCGTTTCGCTGACGTTTTGCTAAATGCTCTTCGGCAGAATTGTCTTCAAACCCACCGCCGAAATCGTCCGTTTCATTTACAGTTACAAGTTGGGATTCTTGCCTTTCGGAGTTTTCATTTATATTTTTGCCCGATTCCACGGTATTATCCCCTGCCTTACCTTGTGCATTTCCGTAACTTATTAGTCGTGGTTGCTGTGGTTGCAAGTTTAACAGATAAACGGAATCTCATCAATGCAAAATTTCAAACAGCGACGCAATCCACTGTGAAATATTTTCGATATACGGCATGGGCTTGCAACGACAGCCCCAATCGCCCTTTTTTAGATGGGGGTTGCCGCTAGGATAAATATTCCAACCATTATCACCCGCTCCGACTGCCCCGGTTTCCCACGAGAAAACTTTTGTGTCGAGTTTTCCGTGTGAACCCCGAACGGCGGCATCGCGCATGGTTACCCATATGAATTTATCAATGCCGAGATTTGTTTGCCGCTTCTTGCAAAAATCTGTATAGAAACCGTCTGCCTGAGCCTGTGCGATATTAACGGCTTGACGGTCTGCCATTTCGCCGATTTCGACATACGCATTGTTAAGCGCGGCGGCGATTGCGGCATAATTCCATCCGGCCAAAACGCGGGTGAAATAATAATCTGTCTCGCGTCGGATGCGTTCTTCGTACCTTTTGGGTATGTTTTCTAAAAATTCATATGCAACCTCGGCTTCGTAGTGTTCTAGGTCACTTACACCACCTTGCATATATGCTAACATTTCGTGGTCTGGGAAAATTCCCGCCTGCGAAATTATTTCCTGTACAAAAATGCGCCTTTGGGCTTCGCTTGTGGCTTCTACGAAGCGCATCACAATTCCGCGCAAGGCATATTGCGTCCATAATTGATTAACAGCCGCCATTGCCGCAGTTATTTCAGCATTGGCAAGGTCAGAGTAACGCGCAATAATCCGCTCCATCTCGCGAGAGTACGCGCTATTTAATTTTATATTTTCACGCCGTTCAAGGCGATTGATTTCTTGGAAACATTCACGAATAAGAGGGGCTACCTTTGAAAGGTAAACCCCTCGCATAATTCGTTTCATTCTCGACACTTGACGCTTTAATGTTCGAGCGTATTCCTCCGCAATGCGGTCAATCGCAGTGTAAAACGTTTTGTCGATTTCGTTTTTGGTGCGGGTTTTATGTGTCGTTACTCTCGTCGGTAGGTGGTGGCGTGTCACTCTCGCCGCCCTCGTCTGTTTCGGAGTCGGGCGTGTCGTTTTCGTTGTTCGTATCAGAATTTGCTTCATCTTCTACGCCCTCGCCTTCTACTGCTTTGGGGGGTGCTTCAATTGCGACAATGATAAGTTCTGCGCGTTCGTTATTGTTTTTTGCACCACTAATGTCAACCCCCATTTTTTCGGCTAATGCATCCAGTGAACCTTTATTCATTGAACGCACTTGCGCGGAGGTTGGTGGAGTGTCGCTCTCGTCGCCCTCGTCTGTTTCGGAGTCGGGCGTGTCGTTTTCGGGTGGTTCGTAACTTGCAATTCGATGAAAGCTATCACCGAAAGCCGCAATTTCTGCGGGGGATGGCGAGATTTTATCCCCCGCATTGTAGTTTACCGCACCATTTCCCACAATAAGACGAGTGTAACTATTTATTACGATATGCGTCATTTGCGTGTCCTCCTTACGTGTCTATGGGGTCGGTTGGAGATTCTACCCTGTTTTGCTTGAATTTTGCATGAACAACGCCCAGTGTTTTATCTTGACGGGATTTTAGGCGCGGAGCCATTGCCGTCAGGATTTTGTAATTCACAGCCATGCCGCCCTTTTCATCCCATTCCACAGGAATAAGCGGCTGACCTATTGCAAGGTCTACATTGTCGCTGGACATTTGCACAAGGGCAAGGTTGCCTTTGGGCATACGGCTTGATACCTTGACTTCTTCGATAAGGTCAATTTCTTCAAGGTGCTGTTTGAGCATTTTGCCGTTTGTGTTCGGAATAATTTTGTACAAAATTGTAGACAATCCCGTGGGGACGTACAGGATAAACGGCCCGTAATAATCTTTGTCATCAGCTTCTTGAATCATTTGCAAAATCAATTCCGCAAAATTATCAACGGTAATTGGTTGCAAAATTCCACCAATGTCAACAAATGCGATTTGTGAGCGGAACGGATGCGTAATATAGCCATAAATCGGCTTTTTGCTGAATTTGTTTTTGCTACCCGAAATAACGAGGTCTTCCATGCCTACGGCAACCTTACGTGTCGCCGCGTCTGCATTCGTCATATCAATGGGGCTTCCGCTTTCGCGGCCTGCCGCAAGTTGCCGCGCACCAAGACGGAAATCTTTATGGATAATGGGTACGGGAACTTCGTCCGTTTCGAGGTTTAGCAAATCGCGTATGCCATCGCTGTCCGGCTCCATGCTTACGGTTGCATCAGACATATCACCTTCGGTTTGCCATTGAGAAACGGTCTTCCCAAGACCCCCCAATTCGTAGATTAAATCACGGTCAACAAGGTCTGATACTGCGGAGAGCCTTTCCTGTGCGACTTTTACCACACGACGGTCAAGGTCAACCCAGTCATCTTTTTGCAGAATCGCGTTTGTGCGCAACATGGATATGTCCATATTCGTAGCGATTAATCTTTGGGCTATACTGCCGCCCAATCCATTTGCTTGTAAAATTTGTTCGGGTGTCATCTACAGCACCTCCATCATGATAAAAGTAGGCAAATCTGGGTCACCAATGGGAATATCCTCACGGGCAATGCCGATTGCCGCTGCAAGTGTTCCGCTTGCGACAAAACCATTAGCCGCCGCAATTAGGGGCGTGTTTTGTGTTACATCGGAGTCGCTTGCTATTCGCACACGGACAATATGACCCTTTGCGGGATAAAGTACCGGAACTTGGTCGCCTTCGACATATTCGCTGTCTAGGGGCATTCCTTCGGTACTTGTTACATCAAGTACCGCGACGCGGGTATTCCCTGCCGCCGCCGCTTGCACAGAACCGGTAGAGCCGTCAATTCCGACACCTTCCGAAGCTACTCCCGTAAACGGAATAACCAAGCAACCGGGCGTGAGTGTTCCTGCGCCGTTCAAGACGGCTTCGCGCTTTGTGATATCGCCTGTTACGGCGATTACATTTCCGCTTGTGTTTGCGCGAGGGTTTACGTTATTACGCATTTTCTGCAACTCCCTTCTTTTTGAAGATATTTACTGATAACGCCGTGTAGCCATTATCTTCTTCACGGTTATTTGCTTGGATGCCGCGAATACCGTAATCGGGCAGTTCAATCCGCATTGACTGCGCCACGCCCTCAAGGGTTTTTGTGGACATGGTAGCAAGTTCGGCGGTGGGAATGAGTTTATTTGCCGCGATTTGCTTTATGAGCGTGTCACGATATTTCTTGTGTTCGCGCTCATGGGTTTTGATGGATTCGCGCAAATCTTTGTCGGGAATACTGTTGATGTAAGCGTCATTGCTTACTGGCTTCCTGTTGCCTGCAAAGCGACGGCGGGATTTAGCGGTTTTCATTTTGTCCACAGTTTTGTCTTCATCTTCCGGTTTTTTATCAGGATTGGTAAGGTCGCTAACGTCCATGTTTGCGGCGGGGTCGTCAATTGACGGTTCGTAACCAAGCGCGGCTTCGCACATGGCCTTGATTCCCTCGAAGTACGCGATATACGCATCGCAGTCTTCAATAATTTCTTCGAGTTCGGCGACAGCTTCCTCTTCGCTGGTTGCCGATTCCACGACATATTCAATTTTCGCGGCGACCTCTTCATCGTCGAGTTCGAGATACTCGTAGGCATCCATATAATCGTACATGGATTCGGGGTCGTAATTTTGCAGGTCGGCGTAAATACTCTCGTCCATACCTGCGTCCGGCTCTTGAGTGCGCATATTAAGAGCGGGGGGCGTTCTTTTCGCCGTGCTTGCCCTGCCTTGCACCTTGGGCTTTGCTTTAGGTGACTTTTTGTTTAGATTGAATGGATTTTTCACATTGTTTCCTCGCTTTCTATTTTTGAGAATTAAAAAAACGCCACTCGGCGTTTATCACTTGTTTGCAAGCCGTTTTTGCTTCGGTGTTTTGCATTTTCGGCTTGATTTTACCGTTTCTCTGCCCGGTCGCGCCCTTGGGCTGTGGCCTGTGTCGAAATAAGCCATTGCCGGTTGTACTTGGGTGGCGGTTTCGCCAATCGCTACGCTACACGTTTTACGGTCAAAGGTGTAAGGCACTTTGTAAAACGCCTTGTTTTTGGAAAATACGGCATAATCGCAACCGTCTTCTGCATCGAAATAAAGTTCGTCAACGACCTTCACGTCCGGGTGTGCGTCTTGGATGCAGCGCAAAACTTCATCAGCAAGCATTATTTGCGTCCGAACGGCGTTTGCGGCGATATACGACGTTGCCCGGCTTACCTCCGTTTCAACCTCTGACAAGGCTATTTCGCCTGTATCGGATTCAACAGAAAAGTCTCGCCGATACAATGGGCGGCGGTCCCAAATTTCGTTGCCGTTTTCATCAAAAACGCGCTTTTCATACACGCAAAACTCCGTCTCTTCTTCTGTGTCGTACATGATATCCACAATCCAGCCGACAGTTGAATCGACTTCCAATAGCTTGCCGTGTAATGCTTCACGCGGATTCACTTGGTTGTTGGATTTCAGGTATTTTTTGAGACTGGGGAAGATTTTAGACGCATGAAGCAACATATGTTGTGTCATGGGGACGCTTATTGTCTTTTGCTTCTTACGACGATTATTGCGAACGCCGCCGCCATCCTCCCATGAAAACGCTCCAACGTCACCCGGAAGTAATGCAAAATGGTCGGGCAAGATGTTACTTTGAACGCCATCGAATTTCTCCCCGTCCTTTTCTCCGCTTTCGTCGATGGGTTCAGTGACGAAGTACCCGGTGGAAACCTCCAGCGGCTTGCCGTTTGTAATCGCGCTGTATGCGGCTTTGTGTTCCGGGCTTTTGTTCTTCTTGGAAATGTCGAAGTAAATTTCACACTTCAACTTTGTTGTTTCCGGGTCGTATGTTGCGGAAAAAATATACCCGGCCCCGAATTTCTCAATCATCTCGGGGGAGTTTGCCGAAACATCGTTACCGTCATCGTCTTGGGGGTGCTTCACGGTTAGCAATCTGCCGTTCCACCCCTCGCAACTTCGCTGAATTTCCTCTGCTGGTAAGAGTTCTCCGTTTAGCACAGCTTCCGCAACCATCACCGCAGGGGCAATCAAATATTTCACCCCGTCGATGGTTTCATGGCGTGTTTTCAGCTTCTCTTTGTTTACCACGCCTTTAAATTTGTATTCCAAGGGTTCGCCTCCTTTCTTGTATTAAAAAACCGCCTTTCGGCGGATGTGGTCTGTTTATATGTCATGGGCTAGGCTCTAACGCCCCCGCCCATGTCTACAAGATAGTTTTGGACATAACCAATATAGTCCTCTTCCTTGGCACTCAGCTTTTTGCAAACCAAATCGACAGTATATCCAAGTAAATCGTTTATTCCGTCAATTGTTTTCAGCTTGCTCCGCACTTCACGCATGGAAAGCTCTGTTTTTTCCGTGAAGAAGTTAATAACATCTGTTTTTGATACACTCGTCATTTCAATCTCCTCCAAACATTGTGATTATTTTTCCGCTATCCGTAACGACAACGCGCCTTCCATTCGTACACATATAAATTTTACTGCTTGGCTCTTTTGCCGGAAGTGTAATCTGCTTATTATCGAGGGCATTTTCAATATCCTCTACAGACCAGCCACGCTCAATTGCTCTAACCATACCGTGATTGTCAATTTCGGTAATCTCCGGCACATCCTGCGCCTTGAAGCCAATAAGAGAATCGCTGTATTCTTTCTTCAGTTCGGCAAAGGCTTCTTTCCCTATTCCGGCGCAACCGGTACAACTGCCCTCGGAACTTAGAAATTTACCACAAGCATCGCAATTACCGTGGGCGGCATTCATAATAACACCTTGCCGTACATACTTCAAGCGATTTTGCGCAGATTTACGGCGCGGAAAAAGATTTCTTAGCCGTTGGAAAATCCCGTTGCTTGTTGGCGGCGGTTCGGATTCATTGTCATACATCGGCAATTGTGAAAGTGGTTCAGAATAATCTCCTGCCAAGCTGTCGCCTGCGCCTGCCGTTGGGTATTCCGTTTCGGGAATTTCGGGGTCAAGCCCCAAGAGTTCCCTGAACTCCTCAACGGGCAAGACTTCCGACACTACACCCTGCGGCCCCACATACTGACGCACCGCCTGTATCACTCTTGCCGCGTCAGAAATGCGTTCGCTTGTGTCGCGTTCCACAAGTGCGGGCCATTCGACTTCATATTCGACTTTCGGCAGATAGCCGTAATCCATTAGGCAGTTAATCAATGGTCGCAAAATCACATCTGAAGCAAAGTTCTCTTGCCGCCCCGCAATATGCGACAAAAACATATCACGGTCAACGCTTGACGCTAACTGCCCTTGTTCACTGCCTAGTAAAATGCGTGTGGGTGTTTCATATGCCGCCGAAATAAGCTGTAGTAAAATATCGACGTTATTTTTTGGGTTTGCCGCGCCGGGGGTAAGCTGCTTAACATCCACTCCAAAAGTTTTAAGTCTGCGATTTAATCGATTGTCATATTCTTCGAGGGATTTCTCCATTGAGGCTATTGCTTCATCATTTGCAACAAGGTCGGGGCTAAGATTGAAAACCATGCCCGGATTACCCAAAATCCAAAACAGTTCTGCACTTGCGCCGACTACCTTGTATAAGTCCATAAGGTAGTTAAATCCCGCTTCAAGGAACGGTGCGCCGAAAACCTCGCTTTCGTCGTTTCTGTCGGTGATGTGTATAACGCGGCTGTGGTGGACTTTATACGAGATTGATTTATTCTTTTCGTCTTGTACGCTAATGCTGTACAATTTTGGAAGCCCATACCGCGCACTTGCCTTATTTGTTTCCCACTGCTCAATTTTTGCCTGCTTTTCTGAATATGCCGCAAGTTGTGTTATTTCGTTAACGGATGTTCCTCGCTTTAGCTGTTCTTCGGTTTTTCCATTCTTGGTGCAGATAACCAATATAGAATACTGCCCTATCATACTTAATGTGTCGGATTTTTTTAGAATCTTAAACAACTTGTGGTTTTCGCAAAGCAATTTTAATTGCTTATTAAATTCCTTTACTTGACTTTCGGAATTGTCATCCGCCGTTACCAGTTCGGGAAACTTGCGCCAAGTAAACCCGACCTGCGCCCTTATTGCACGACGCGCAATACCCATGCGGCGGTATGCATTGTGGAAAATGTCATAGTTTAATACTTTCGGATAGCCAAATACAGAGTTAAGAACTTCCATTTGGTTGCCGCCGCTTGTAATTCTGCCAAACATACTGCGTGTGACTTTCTCTCCCATACTTCACCACCTATCAAAATGCGCCGGGTTTGTTCCACCCGCTCGCCTGTATTTCGATTTCATTAAACGCACTTCCGGAAGCATCCACCATGTCCTTGAATTTACTAATGGGGAAACTTTCAAGTTGATTGAAATATGCCTCGTTCCAATCGGCAGTCAAAACATCGACATTGCCGCCACGCCACTGTGCAGAAAACGGCTCGGCGCGAGTTTCCTTACTTCCCGATTCCAATTTGGCACACACATCAAACCCGGCGAGAAATTTCACATAGCTTTGCGCCTGTTCCTTTCCGGCTTGACCGGGGTCTTGGGGTACACGAATGCGGACACGATTAAACCGGGCTTTGTCCTGTTGCGCTGTGAGTTTTACTAAGGCGCGGACGCTTCCGGCATCTAACCGCTTATTTATCACATCAGCAACGATATACCTTCCATTTCTGCGCTTGCCAATTAATACGCCGGAAGTAAATGCGGCTTCGGTGCTTTCTTTTTCCGTGGTTGCCGCCAAGTCCCAAGCGCGTACCCATTTCACAACGTCAACAGGAATATTCGATAACATTTCCCCGACCTCTGTACGTTTGAAATACATTCCCGCAGAGGGTTTAATTTTCCAGTTTCCGTGCATAAGGCGTTCGCGTTCAACAAGGGGCAAGGCTTCAAGGTTCGATAAATACGATGGGTCGGATTCCATCAAAATTTTATTGTCTGATAATGTGCTTGCTATGAATGTGACGGACTTAGGGAGGGCGCGTTCTTCTTCGGAATCAAGGTTAAACCGTTCCCAAAGTTCCTCACAGGTGTCTGCCCAATGCAAAATCTCGTCACGGCGAATGAACCAGCGAATAACGCCGCTCCGTTCGGGTATTGGGTAGCCTGTGTCCGGGTCTATCCACCACGCGATAAATTCCGCAACCCAAGAATCTGCGTCGGGATTGCAGGTTGCCCTCATATACGGTCTTACGCCGCAAACGGAGCGATTTCGGGAAAGCATATAAAAAAACTGCTTCTTAGTGAAATGCGTTAGTTCGTCGAAGCTGATTTCACAAATTTGTGAGCCTTGCCATTCGCTAAGGCATTCATCACGCTCTATGTGGCGAAAGCTAACTTTTGCGCCACTTGGAAAAATCCAGCGCGGATGCGGTGTTATTCGTGGCTTTGCACCTTTCCAATTGCTGTATATTTTTTGGCTTTCATCCCAAAGCCCGCCCTCGACTGATATTTGGTTAGAGTGTTTGCGGAAAATTACCGCGCCGAATTTGCTATCATTAACGTGCTTCAGCGGAGAAAGAAGCAATCCGAACGTCTTGCCACCACCCGCTGCACCGCCATAAATTGCAATGTCTGCAGGCGTGGCGAGAAAATCCCATTGTGGACCCTCTTGGGGGCGAATTTGCACATCATTCATTGCCGCCACCCCGATTCTTACTGCGTCCATCATCGGGCAACACAAAAATTACGTTTGTTTCGTTTGAGTTGCCGCCACCGTCGGAAGATTTGAAATTATCGTCGTCGGAAGCACCCGTTTGCATTTTGTGCAAAGCCGTCAAAGTTTGCCTGTTTTCGGCGGCTATTCGGTTAAACGCCAAGTCATGGCGTAGCAATTCGCTATTTATTGATAACGCTGTCGTTTGTACTCCGGGGGGCTTATTGCCAACATTGCCCTGTACCTTAACCACGTTATCGACAACTAAGCCGCCGGGGGTTTGCTCAATTGTTGCCCTGCGTTTCATCATGCGCCGTTCACGTATGCGGTGGAGTTTCGCCTTGCGTTCCATTTCCGTCTGCGGGTCGAGCGGTTCTTCGAGCAGGGCGAGTTCATCTTCGTCGGTGATGTAGTCGAATGCAATGGTTTCATATGCGCCGTGAACGAGGGCGTTTTGATTGCCCGGCGGACCGCCAAGGCCGCCGCGATTTCCGACGGCGTTTTTATTGCCCTTGGGTGCGCCGCCGAGTGGGGTTGTGTTCGTTTCGGAAATTTCGCCGGGGGCATCTGCCGCCCGTGACTCCCCCCTCTTTTTTTTCGGGGAATTATTTGTAGGCTTTTTTTGGGCGGGGCTTGGTGTTCCGTCGTCGTTCGTTTGATGTACAGCATTGGGGGATTGATGTACATCATTCTTTTTTTTAACCCAACCGTCGCGGGATTTCCAAGTAGCAACGAGGCGTTCATCTTCACCCAGTTGCTCGGCAATGCGGCGGTTTTCAATTTTGCCATTATGCTTCAGATAAATTTCAAAAGCCTTGTCTCTGTTGGGACTGCGTTGCTTAGGCATCACCTCTCACCCGCCTTTGATATGTTGCACAAGAAAAAGCCCCTCAGGGCAATTCTCGGTTTAATTGAATTTTTGCAAAATGCTTTCATAGAGCGGCTTGACTGCGTCGGGAATAGGAATAACCCAATCGCCGTTAAAGTCTGCGATAACCTCGTCGCCTATTTTAATTTCAAGGCACACGATTTTGCCGCCGTTTATCCCATAGCAATCCAACACAGGGTTATCAACCGTTTTTACCCAAGCCGAAAGTTCGCGGTCGTTTTCAAGTTCCTGTTTACCCCTGTACCATTTGCCGATACCAAGCGGCGCGGGCTTTTCTGTAAACGTCATATGGCATCCCCTTTCGCGGCAAATAAAAAAACCGCGCGCTGGCGGTAGAGTTGTATATAACGAGGAATAGCCCTTGTGGGCTGTTGTTCCTCTGTGGTTTTGGCTTAGTCTTTCGCGTATTCGCCGCGTCCGAAAGCCCAATCGGTTAATTCTGTGAGTTTTTCTACAAAGTAGCCTGCGCTTCCAACGTGACCCCAATTTATTTCTTCGGGGGAATCCCCTATATGGTCGTCTGCATAGGCGTTCAATTCTTCGATGCGTTCTTTGGCTTCAGCTATCTTTGCCATGAATGCCGCCAGTGCTTGGTCGTTGTTTTTCATTTTCACGCCCTCCATCTTAATTGTTTTTAGGATTAACACCCATTTCTTTAATGAGTGTATCAATATCAGCACCGAGCGTATCCTTTAAATAAATATCAGCCTCTAAAATAAACTTGCTGACCGCTTCTTGAATTAGTGCATTGCGCGTGAATTTTGAATTTCCGATGGCTGAAAAAATGCTTGCCACTTTTTCAATCTGTGCCAGCGTTATATCCTCCAAGTATAAGGATATTTGCTTTTTGGGGACGTTGCGTTTGATTTGAACTTTGAAATGGTCGTAGTTTTTCATTTTCGTGTCCTCCTTGTTTTTTTGGGCTTGCGCCCGTTTTTGTTGACACATTAATCACTCAAACGCTCCACAAAAGCAAGCGTAAAAGAGCCTGTAAATGTACCAAAAATCAAGGAGGGTTCTTGTCATAGTATACAATGCCGCCGAGTACGAACGACACACAGGGCAGAGCCACGCCATTGCCCCAAAGACGGTACTCTGCGGAATCGCGGTGCGGCTCTTTTAACCATTTAATGATTTGGTTTCGGCTCTTGGGCTTTTTAGATTTTCCGACGGCGCGGCGGTGGGTTTCAAAAATCTCCGTCCAAAAAGCAATCTCTGCCTCGGATGGGTTCGGGGTCGCAAGTTCGGCACACCAGTCGAAGGGGAAGCCCTGTAGCAAGGCGCATTCCTGCGGCGTTAAACGACGCACGACATAGCGGCTTTCAATTACCACATTTTCGCCGCCGGGATAATCGCCGCCCGATGCCTTAAGCGTTCCCGCCGTTTCTACTTCGCGGTAGTTGCTGTGCTGATAATTTTCGACAACTACGCGCTCCACGACTGCCTTGCCTTCTTCGATTTGTTGATTTTGCGGAAATTTATAATCAGACGCGCAAAGTGCGCCCACCTTGTCTTGGTAGCAAACGGCGTGTTGTTCCGTTGCGTTGAGGGTAAAAGAAACGCCCTCGCGGAAACCGTTGCCGTGATGCGACGGACGCGCACCATTGCCCTCGATGGCAACAACGACTTGACCGCCATTTCCGGCGCAAGCCCCTGTGTCAAGGGTGCGGCTTATTTCCATTTCATATACGCCACTGTTCGGATTACTTGATTTCATAGAATTGCTGTTTTTGGCGCAAATTCCGTACACCTTCGGCGCGAAAACGCACTGCGTACCTTTATAGTCCGTGCCTGTGAGAATGTTCGCCACATCAACGCCGACGGTTAGAGCGTACTGCCGCTCGTTTAACACAAGCGCGGTGTAATCGGTTATGCGGTCGTTATGGCCGCCTGTGAGGGTGTTTACGATATTGCCGCTTCCGTTTCCACGGGCATCAAAGCTGAATGGGCTTCCAGTGCTGTTTTCAGAATTTGCGGCAGGGATTTGCCACGGGAAATTGCGCGGCGGAGGATTCCCAAACAGGCGCGTTTCGTTAAATAATATTTCTCCTGCACTTTTACCATCAAAATCGACGACAAGGAAACATCTACGGCGACGCTGGGGGACTCCCCAAAATTGCGCGTCGAGTGTTCGCCATGCGAGGGAGAAATCGTCTGCCAAGATGTCGCCTGATTTCGGCCACTTCCCGGTTGCAGGCATAGGGATATATGCTGATGGGTCTTTGATTTGGACGAGTTCATTTAATACCTCCCGAAAATCCGCGCCTCTGTTACTTGTATACATACCCGGCACATTTTCCACCACGACAAAACGCGGCAGACGGTGGCCTGTGACTTCGCGCATTTCACGAATAACACGCACCATTTGAAAAAACAGCCCCGACCGCTCACCGTGAAGCCCTGCGCGTTTGCCTGCGACGGAAAGGTTCTGACACGGGAAGCCGCCCGTGATTATATCCACAGGAGGAATTGCCGCGCCGTCTAGGGTGTTTATATCGCCCAAGTGCATCATGTCGGGCAGTCGCTTTGTGGTGACGCGGATGGGGAACGGCTCTACTTCCGAAGCCCACAGCGGCTTTATACCGCACAGCAAGCCGCCGAGCGGAAAACCTCCGGAACCGTCAAAAAGTGAGCCGAGTGTAAGCCTACACATTGGCGTGGGGGATTTTCTCCCCGCCGCGCAAAAGAAAAACGCCGTCGTCTTTCCCGACCAGTTCAACAAAACGCCGCACGATAACGTCGCAGTATTTCGGGTCGAGTTCCATCAATCGGGATTCGCGCCCGAGTTGCTCTGCGGCAATCATTGTCGTACCGGAGCCGCCGAATAAATCTAAAACAACATCGCCGTCACGGGAACTATTCTGTAATGCCTTGGCAACCAAGGCGACAGGCTTCATTGTCGGGTGTTCGGGTGAAACCTTGGGGCGCGGAATTTGCCACAAATCGGACTGCTTTCTGTCTTCAAGGGGGCATAGACGTTTGCCGCCGTCCAGCCAGCCATAATATATCGGCTCATACTGTGTGTGATAATCTTTCCGCGACAGGACAAGAGAATCTTTCGCCCAAATAATCGTGCTTGACCAGTGATACCCTGCTTCGCGCATGGCGTTCATCACGTTGCCCCATTCTTGGGCAGACATAACAACATAGGTCATGCATCCGGATTCGGAAACCATAGCCATGCACTGGAAAGCGTCAACTAAAAAAGCACCGAAATGTACGGTACTCATTTTGTCGTTTAGTATTTGCCGTGACTTCCAGCTTGGGTGTCGATTGTCCGCGCCGTAGTCAACATTCCACGGCGGGTCTGTGAAAACACAGCGGGCTTTCGCGCCGTCCATCAGCGCGGTTACATCTTCAGGTATCGTACTGTCGCCGCACATAAGCCGATGCCGGCCGAGAAGCCAAACGTCGCCACGTTGCGTGGTTGGGGTTTCAATTTCAGCCGCCACCGCGTCTGCATCGAAATCGTCTTCGTGCGCTTCGGCGGTTACCGCGTCAACCTCGGAGAGCAATTTTGCCAGTTCGTCGGCATCAAAGCCTGTAAGGTCAATATCGAAGTTGAGGTCTTCCAATTCTTCGAGTTCAACGGCAAGCATGGCTTCATCCCACCCGGCGTTGAGGGCGAGACGGTTATCTGCCAGCACATACGCCCTTTTTTGGGTTTCGGATAAATGCTCCACGAATACGCACGGCACTTCGGTAATATTTTCTGCCTTTGCCGCAATCACTCGCCCATGCCCGGCGATAATATTATAATCGCGGTCAACGAGTACGGGGTTCACGAAACCAAATTCCCGCAGACTTGCGCGGAGTTGTAAAATTTGTTCATTGCTGTGGGTACGCGCATTCCGCGCATATGGTATTAGCCTGTCGATTGCAACAATTTCTAAGCGTTCCGTGGTGTTTACGTCCCTACCATTCATAAACTTGCGCTCCTTTTCCATAAGAAAAGCGACGCAGTGGTAGGGTCTGCGCCGCAATATAAAACCCGCAACCATGACGGCGCGGGTTAAGGGATTCAATTCGTTAAATTTTCACACTGCCAGTTTATCATTTTAGTAATGACATAACAATGACACGTTTTTGACATGGCTATTTTACTAACCGCGAAAGCCCATCAATGCCGAATATTAGCGTGGTTAGGCACTCTACTGCAATATTGATATCTCGGTAAATGGTTCTTTTATCGGTGTGTTCTTCTTCTGCAAGTTCATCGCGTGTTTTGGATTCGGGGTCAAGATAGAGCCAGTAAATTACACGATACCGCCGCGCTTCTTCCAAGTGGGGGGAACTGTCGCAGTAATATTCGTATAAATTTATCATTTTGTCGATGTGGCTTACGATAATTCTGGTACGCTCCGAGCTTCGGCAGATACTTTCAATTTTTAGGCTGTCGCTTGCGCTACTGCTCAAATATCCGAGCATATCCACCAAACCATAATTATCGTCGTCGTCATTATCGGTTTCATAGACAGCATTGTCGCAGTGGTCTATTAATAGCCGATAATTTTTAAGCAATAGCTTGGTATTTGCCAGTCGTTTATCAAACCGGGCTTTGACGGCATCCTGTTCCGTTTTCTTGTATTTGTCGATGGCGAAGTTTGATATAGTTTCTATCATTTCTTGGGTTAATTTGAATCCTGTAATTTTTTTTGCTTTTGACATGACAATCCCTCCCGAAGTCACTACTTGCATTTTGTGGTAAGTCTGCTAAAATAATGGTGTCGAAGCATTATTTAGCCACTTTCTTTCGGGAGGGTGGTTTTTATTCATTGGGGGTATTTAACATGAAGCGGAAAAGTTATAAAACAGATGCAATCCGTTATTTATTTTGGCCGGAGATTTCGGATTCGATGGCGATTCACGTTATCCGAACCAAGCGGAAAACTATCGAGGTTTCTTCCGCTCCGTATTTACGGGAGGGTTATATTCGTTGCCCCAGGGATACGAGCAGGGAAGCCGCCGCAGGTCTTGTTGTCAAACACGCCGCATTTTTCAAAGAGGGCGTTTTGAATCACCGATACCACACTTCCAAGCGCACTGAAGCCCAATAACAGAGCGATTTTACCCCGCCCGATTCGCAAGAATATTTGACGCTTACAAATATTTGTTGTTATTACCATATTCCCTGTGTGAGAAACAGTCTTCGTCTACGTATCATAATCAAAAAGTCGAATTGGGCGCGGCGCAGTTCATGGCGATTGCGGTCTCTTTCTACTGCTTCATTAATGGCTCTGCACACAAAGCCATTTAGGGACTCCCCTTGCGCGGCGGCGTGGGCTTTTAGTTCTTCCTTTTTTCCCTTGGGTACGCTTAGGCGTATTTCTTCAATTTTTTCTTGCTTGTACTTTTTTATTGCTCATCGCACTGCTTCGTTAGTTTTTGGCATATCGTCACACCCTCTAAATTTTTAGATGTAGTGTATCACAAACATATAACCGCGCATATATGTTTTCGCATAACTGCGGATATATCTTTTCTATATAACTGCGGATATGCATTTCGCATATATCCGCAGTTATAATGTTTCGTTTTCCGACGAAGCTCGAAAAACAACATCTTTTAATTGCCACTAAGGAGACATTTTTATTTATGATAACAAGCCTTGCATCTGTGCCGTATTCCGCACGGGACACGAGTATCCTTGTAAAATTCGCTTTTGGGCTTATACTGTCCGCAACGTGTACAGCGGTATTTGTTGCCCTTTCGCGGCTTGCTCGTGTCTTTCCAGTGTTCCGGCGGCTCTCTTTCGGCAAAATAAGCCTCTGCACAATCGCCGCCCAAATCGCCTACATCATCGAAGAACATTTTACACCTCCATAATGTCTAAGCACTCGTCACACACTGGACGCTCTGCCAGCGTTTCTGTATCGTGGCAATACATAGTGCGTGTTTCGTAAACTTCGTTATCATCGCACAATTCGCAATCTCGCATATTTTCCCCTCCAAATCTTAACTTCCTTGGTTGCCGCCTTTGGGTTATACGTCTTTGTCGTGGATGTTGCCGATGATTTCAGCTATATAAAAAATACGGTCGTCGAGCATTGTGTAGCGGAATTTTTGATTTTGTGTGTTATCAATCACACGCAATTGCCACGCGCCATTGCGCCAAATGATTTCATGTGTAGATTCGTCATAGCACCTAACAATGTCATCCTTGTATATAAATACACCCGTAGTGCCGATGGCATAGCCCGTGCATTGCCCAACCGTTGAAGGGTCAACCTCATGCACATAAGCCTTGACTAGGTTAATCTCAGCGCACTCATCCGCAACGCTGTTTGAGTTTATTATGTGGTGATGGTTTGTGGTTTCGCAAATATGCAAGTTACCATACTCCCATGTGCCGTTGTCTTTTCCGCGATACAAAAAGCGATGACGATTGTACATTTTTCTGTCTCCTCCCTAATTATCAAACCAAAATACAAACCTTACATCTTCCACGCCAGTCGGCAAACTTCCCGCAAAACCATTGCCGAATAAATATGTTCGCAAGTAATCTTGTTCAAACTCGAAGCGTCCAGCATTTTGCAGTTGAATTTCAGATATTCGGGATACTAAACACTCGATTTCTTCATGATTCAACCAGCTTGCATGGTGTGCGTCACCTTCCCAGTCAGCATAGTCCATTTGCGTTATAACTGTGATATCACGCGGCAAGCCTTTTGGTTCACAAATTGGAGCAATATCATCATTCCGCACACCCGCCAATAATCCGAAAAGTTCAGGACATCTGTAAATATGGGGGCAAGCATAATGCTCCCAACTGCCTTTAATTTTAACTTCGATGTGCATATTAATACCGATACCCATGTGCAAAGCCTCCTGTCTAAAGTTGCCTTTTGATTGTTATTGCGTTGGCGGTTCTGGCAATGGTTGCCAGTGGGCTATCTCATTGCCTCCCCACGGCAAGCTGTACGAATTGAATTTATCGAAATAGCCGTTCTTGTGGAGGTACGCTTCGCTGATGTTCGCCCATTTGTCCAGCCATGCACCCTCATGGCTTCCTCTCCACGCCACAAGTACAAGCGTTTCATAGCTTGGCAGTCTATCTTTTACGCTAATCCAATTCACAGTTTTTTACCCCTTTGCTTTGCTAACGCGGTTTTGGCTTCGGCGTAGTCTGTGTAAATATCCTCTCTCCGAGAAGGTAATACGGGGGAATAATCGTATTGGACGATGCGCGGTGGAGTGCCAAGTAGTGCGTTACTGCAAGCCGTTTTCTCGCTACCATCGCAGTCGCGATTGTCACAGATGTCGTGGTGCAGGCAACCATCTCGTTCAATTCTGTACAGTGTTTGCCCAATGTGATACGGAAGAATGAACACCCGCCCGTCCTTATCCGCTTCCAGCAATTCAGCGACGCGGGGTGTTCTAAGTCGTTCGACTTCGCGCAGTAGCGCGGGAATATCCTCGCGGGCGTGGGCTATAAATTCGGCATCAGCCTGCCCCGTTGGGCAGCCATCAGGAAATAGTGCCAAATTTAGAAGACCGGGTCCGGGCGGATTTGGCGGTATACTTACATGATGTTCTTTGTATTTGGGTTTTGGGAAGTAACTCCATTTTCCGGGTGAAGCGGCTTCACATCTTGCGCGAATTGCATCAATGTCTACACGGGAATTTTCGCCCAAAAGAACGCTGTTTACATAGTCGGCGATTTGCCTTGCGCGGAAGTTTGCCTCCTCCTCGCCGTGTTCGCAATCGCCTTCTGCGCCTTGGCAATCTTCGTGCGGAGTCTTGCAATTCACGCAACCCTCGTATGTTTTTATGTCGTAATTGCCGTTTGCAATTTCGCTATATTTTCCGTCGTCAACATCTGCGAAACGCTCGTCGCGGCAGATGGAGTAGCCGAAGCCTGCGCCGCAGTGGTCTATAACGCCACATTCGCCGCAATGTTGGCCTAACTTGCCTATTAGCATAATCCCGCCTCCGTTTCTGTTATTCTTTCAAATTCGTATACCCACACCCAAGGATTACTACTCCACGGATAACCTCTCTCGGCGTTTATGCTGTTCCACAAGTGGAAAAACCAGTCTCTCGCGCCGTCAAATTTTGAGTAAAATTTTGTGTCGTACCCCTCACGGCAACAGTCGTTTATGCTTATGTCCTGCAATTGTTCCACCCGTACATTGGTTACACGCAAGAACAGCCGCGCCGCCGCTTTTGGCATATGGATAGAGGGTTTCCACTTAACAGTGCTATACTTTCCGTTTGTTGTGTCTGTTGCCTTGTACAAATACCCCTCATGGTCTTGCCCGGTATCGTTTTCCGATGGCTCTTTGGAGTGCGCCCACGTTTCACGCACATAGAGGATGTCGCCATTGTCAATGCGTACCTTTCTGTCGCACACGGCATTTGAGTGGCTATTTGAAAATCTCGCTTCCCACCCACAATCTTCTGAGTGAATAAACTTGTGAAATGCTGTAGCCTCTGCACATGGTTGCGGCTTAATCACACGCCGGGTTTGCGTCTTGTCCCCGGCAAGAATCGCCTGCACCATTGCCGTGCTGAAAATTATCGGCTTCATGTTTTGCATACAGATGTCTCCCTTCGAGTTTTATTTTTTTAGCGAAATCCCACAAAAAGGGCAAAACGAAAAACTTATTCCGGTATGTGATAGGCGTTTTTGTTTGAATCTGGATACTTGTGGATTTTGCCGTCCATGTTTTAACTCGCTCCCCTTTTTAAAACTCAGCTATCGCACTTAAAATCTTTTCGTTGTCTTTTGCCTCTAATTCCTTGATTATGTGCAGATATGTTTCCTGTGTAGTAGTAGTGTTCGCATGACCCAATCTGCGTGCTATGCTTGCTATGGAAATCCCAGAGTGCAACAGCAAAGAGGCGTGTGTATGCCTTAATCCATGCACCGAAATAATCGGAATATCGGCTTGTCCACAAAGAGTTTTCAGCCTTGAATTGACAACTGAATTAAAAACCCTGCCATTAACAAAAACAGGCGTTTCGCTATTATCACATTTATTTGTGAGTTCTCGAAATTGACTGCTCAACTTATCATCTATAAGTACTGTTCGTTTTGATGATTTATTTTTTGTTTCTGTAAATCCGCCATCAACACATTTATAATTCCATGTTTTTGTAACGTGAACGAGATTGTTTTTAAAATCAAAATCACCGGGGGTTAAACCTAATGCCTCGGAAAACCTTAATCCCGTTTTTGCCAACAAAAGGATTAGCCAATCCCATGAAGCGGCAGAATGATATTTTCCGTTCTTGGATTGTTCTGCCTTGTATACAATCCTCAAATCTAAAACCGATAATAATGCCTGCATTTCCGCAACACTCAAAAATTTCAACTTCTTTTCGCTTGGCGGCTTGCCTTTTATAACAACTTTTCTGGTGGGGTCAACTTTGATGTAACCCTCATCAACAGCATCTAAAATCACGCCTTTAAGCTGTGTATGCCAGTCCATTGTAGTCTGTCGTTCATGTGTTTTAGCATATTCGTTTATAAGCCCTTGGTATGTTCGCTTGTCAATGTTTGACATTTTCAGTGTTGGCGCAATTTCAACCAACCGTTTCAATGTAATATGGTATTTGTTCAAAGTTACTGGACGTACAGCACCTTCTTTGTACAGGCTTACCCAATCCGAAAAATAATCACAAAACAGCGTTTCTGCGGTCATGCTCTCACCCCACTAACAACGGCGATTCGATATAGTGTTTATATTTTTGTTCGCCAAATTTCACATTAAAATGTTTTTCTGTTTTTTCGTTGTACGGCATTACGTTTACACTTGAAAAACTCACAGGGTCATCTTTGTCATTTTGAATAAAGAAAACGCCGCAACATTCCCGTGTAAGGCTATCGCAATGCACCGCCGCCCCATTCATGCCCCGAATTGCCATATTGAAGATTAGGAAGGGAAATGCCCTGTCGCTCATTTCCTCGCAAACATACAGATAATTTGACGGCTTGTATTTTAGCGGGGGGTGCTTAATCCTGTTTTCGTGCCAGTTGGCTATCATCATGCCGCCCGTTCCCGCTGTTGGCTCGTAGTAAATATCACTACCGCCCACAAGTTTAGAAACAAGCCCCGCAACGCTCATTGGTGTAAAATCTTGTTTTTGCTTTTTGCGTTCGGCGGCTTCATCTTGGAAGTACCCATGCCAAAAATCTACATCTAGCTTAAACTTGAAAAGCTCCAATAGTTGGGTGAAAATAGGTTCTCGCACTTCTTTACCGCTCAAAAGAATTTCCATCAATCTCGCAGGGGCTTTGAAAATGTCATCTACGCCAAGTATTTTATGGATTTTTTCTGCATTCATGGATACTCCCCCCTGTGCCATTTTTCGCAATCTTCGATGTTGTAATAAAAAGTCCTACCCACTATTATGTGTGGCATACCTTGTTTTCTCGCTAGGTAAATCTCATTTGACGAAAAGTTGTACTTACGCGCAAAGTTACTGGAGTGCAGATATTCGCGCCCTTCGTGTATGATGTTTTTGTATTCGCGTTCGGTATGTGATTTAGACGGAATATTTTGAAGTAGATTAGGCATTTGTATCACCTCTCTTTTTTTTCATGGTTTTTATTTGGTGTACCAGCATCAGCCCCGCGAGGACGATTACTATTACCATGAAAATTACATATAGCGTCACAGGCAATGCGCCCAAGGGGGTAACGATGTAACTGCTTATGGCGTGGGGCGTAGTTTCTACTAATCCACCGCAGGTTTTGCAATAATCACTCATAGGCAACCATCCTCATACAACAACGGCCTCTGCCCAAAACCCGCGCTTGCCTTCGTTTTTACAGCGGTTTTCTTCCATGCTTTTAGCATAGTCAGGGTGATAGCGTTCTCGTACCCATTCACGCCCAGCGATAATTGCCGCAATAAGTTCGTCAATTTGGGAGAAGTTGAAGTACTGCCGCCACACATTTTCATGCTTAACAAGCCGCTTCCCGCTGTAGCCCTTTAATAAATTGTAGGTGTACGTTAGGTGCTTTTTGCCGCTATGCCGGATATTCGCAAGCTGTAGGCGATGCCATAATCCAATTTTAGATAAACGCTTTCGGTGGTGTAGGCGTTGTACCTTTGCACAGTGAAGCCTTCGGCCTTTAGGCGTAGCACCAATTTGTCGGCGAGTTGTTGTATTTCTTTTTTCTTCTTAGGCATTTTGCGTCTGCTCCTCTCCACCTTCATGTCCGACAATTGCCGCCGCAATTACGGTTGGCACAATTTTTAAGGGGCAAAAGGGGGCGCGACCTTCGCCATCGTAACCACTCGCTTCGCTACGCCCCTGCCATGTTCCTACCGGGTTGCCGGAGTGGTATTTCACATAGCACCTTATCTGTTTTCTGTTGTACCCGGGGGCGGGTTCACCAAGAAAGCAAGTGGCGCATGATTCCGGCACAGGCATTTCAAGAATTGCCCTCACGTTGCACCTCCCATAGCTTTCCGCAGGTCGTCTTTGATGTAGTAATTTCGACCGTACTCTATGCACTTCCGCTCAATTTCACGCCCGACTTTCCCCCAGTCTGCTTTGTGCTTTACATAGTGTAGCTTGCCGATTTTGAACATATCCACAAAATCATACTCCGCAATGCCCTTGATAACGACATGGGCGTTCAATATCGGCTCGTATGAAATCCATGTTTTGATACCGCGCTTCTTTGCGCGTTCGAGCGACTGTACGCGCTCTTTGACAATGGCGGCGTTTGGCTCGGGGTTTTTATTCATTGCATAGTGTCCCGCGATGCTCACCCCGAACCAATCTTCCGCGTCCAAGAGGTCAAAATCACGCTCTGCACGAACGCCGCCCTTTGTGAGAATCTGCACGTTGTTTCCTGCGGCTTTTATTGCCTGTATAATTTCGCGGGTTGGCGTGGTATCAATTTCCGTAGGGTAAGGGTCACAAGAAAAGCAAATATGAATCAATTTCCCTGTGATTTGTTCGCGGTCAATTTGCCGCTTGGTGGCTTCGACAATATCCTTGCGCGGTTCGACGACGGAATGAAATGTCTCGCGGTCACGCTTTAGCACTTGCGGCGCGTAACAATAGGTACAGCGATGGGGGCAGCCTGTATAAATATTTAGAGCCAGTTCGCCGTATTCCTTGGCGCGTCCGCTTGGTTTATAGATTGGTTTCATTTGTCTCCACCCTCTCGCGGTTGATAGCATATTTCCGGGCTGTAAAAAATATCGAAATCGTGGCGACACTCGGATTTCTTGCTACAAGTAGTGCAGTCATTTACATAGGCGACTTCACAAACAGTAATGTCGCAATTGCCACAGGGCGTGAAATCCTCAACGCCGCAACCACACTCGTATTTGGAATTGCACAGGCCATCATAGCCGTGTTCTTCCAAATAGCTTCTGATAATTTCACTCACCGTCATAGCCATGCCCCCCTCCACAGTCGTTGCACTCTTGACACATAGAGTGTCCGTATTCCAGATTTTCAGGATTGGTTATTGTGCAGTATTTTTTTGTGTGCCACTCGTGTTTGTAATTTTCCCATGCCGTATCGAAGTCGTCACACGCGGCTTGCGGTGTTCCACCAAAACCGGCAACTCCGGTGTGCAAATCACCGTACAGGCAAATGTAGCCGACTTTGTGCCTTGACACAGTTGCACCATACAAAATGTGAGGTTTAATCTTTTTGCCTTCCGCGTACTTCAAATCTTGCCGTAAGCCAATGAACTCGTCCTTAATCCACTTAATCAAAGACTTTATCTCTGACATTATTTTGCCTTTAATTTCATCACCCGGCATTTTCTTCACTCCAATCCAATTTAGTTCCACATAATTCCGGCAAATTTGCCCTTACAAGTGCTTCCGCGAACGGTGGCGGCACGGCGTTTCCGCATCGAGCGACCTGCGCGGATTTAGTTATGGGTTTTCCATCGGGCCCTGTTTCTATTGCATAATCCGGCGGGAAGCCCTGTGCGTTAAATAATTCGCGTGGGGTAAGCATTCGCAGGCCTATGTCGGAGATGGCGTATTGTTCGCCGTGGATTTTTAATAACTGTGTTCGTATTTCGCCGAAGTGGCCGTTAGCCGCCGTTATTGTATTAAGCGGTTCTGTGAGATTTTGACCGCCGCGTGAATAACCGTTTCGGAAAATTGTCAAATGCGAGGTTACAAGCGCGTTGTGGTCTATGGCGGTTACTGTGTTGAGGGGTTCGGTTAAGGCGTTGCCACTTCCTTGGTGGCCACCGCTGTAATATTTCGACATGAACGCCATTACCAAGCCGTAGCGATTCGCGCCATCTGCTGTCAAAAGGGGACGCGACAAATCTTGACCGCGAACTTCGCGACTCGACTGTTCGCCGTGGTATTGAATAAGCGTTGGGGCGACAAGACCGTACCCGTTCACAGATGTAATTGTGCCGAGAGGTTCTTTACTTCGCTTTGGGGCGTTGTCGAATTTGAAATCAACGATGAATGGCTCCGGGTTTTCAAATACAAATTTTTTCAATCCCCGCGCTATGCGTCGGAGCGTTGCATCGGCAAGGGGGCGAACTGCACGAAGCCCGTACTGCGCGAATATTTCTTCCGACGTTGCAAATATCGAAGGACATGGAAGCGTCCATTCGATAATCTCTGCCGCCGTGCGCCAAGGCTTTAATTTGCCGCGCCGTACTGCATCACTTTTCGGGTCGCCGTAGGTGGGCTTTGGCCATGTTATTTGGCAACCGTCGCACCGGGCAATTAGGAAAAATCGCTTGCGGATGGTGGGTGCGCCGTAGTCACAAGCTTTTAATTCGCGGAAATCTACAGTATATCCGTGATCCCGCAGGGCGTTTATAAAACTGTTAAACGTGCGACCGGACTGCCCTTTTATTGGTCTGCCGTCTGCGACAGGCCCCCACGTTTTAAACTCCTCCACATTTTCAAGGATTATCACACGGGGTCGCACGGTGGCAGCCCATCGGACTGCAACCCACGCCAACCCGCGAATATCTTTGTCTACAGGCTTACCGCCTTTTGCTTTGGAAAAATGCTTGCAGTCCGGCGAAAACCATGCCAACGCGACGGGTTTTCCCCGCGTTACCTTGCGTGGGTCTACATTCCATACGCTTTCGCAAAAATGCCGAGTAAGCGGATGGTTTACCATGTGCATTGCAATGGCGGCGGGGTCATGGTTTATGGCAATGTCTACACGCCGTCCCGTTGCAAGTTCAATTCCCGTGCTTGCCCCGCCGCCGCCTGCGAAATTGTCAATTATGAGTTCGCGTTGTAGCTTCATGGTCTATACCAATGAGGAACGTACACATTGATATATCCGTTGGAATCGGGGGTAATTGCCGATTCGTGGTCGCGGAAGCACTCCGGGTAGCGATATCTGTTCCAACGCTCGTCTTTGCGGCTAAACCAAATTTGCAACCAGATATAGTGCAGTTTCTTGGCTTGGGTTTTGAGTTTGTTAAGAGTTTCGTCGTCAATCGCGAAATCGCCAAAGAATCTTACGGTTAATTCTTCGTCGAAAACAAACTGCATGGAGATTTCGTTTTTCTTTGCGGCGGAATCACCTTCCAGCGACATTTGCATCGTATTCTCAAGGCTCGGAGTTATGGTAAACATCATGGGGAATCGTTCTTTTTTGACGCTAAACTCCAGCCCGTTATTTTCACAGAGAATTTCGAGTTTTTCATACGCAGCATTCCATTTATTGTCTAGCATGAAAGCACCTCCCGAAAGTCTATCTTTGGATTTTGAAATTCAAACAAATTGCGTTTTACAATGTACGCTTTGTCCTTTGCCGTGGCAGGGGATTTTACGTCTTCGACAATAACCATAAATGGCATTGCCCCTTCACCAACCAATCCGTTTATCCACGCAAGCCGATTGGTTTCAATGTCCTTCCCGTTGCCGGTGTATAACTCTAAATACCTAAAATCCGCCGTATACGTAACCGCCCTGCGTTTTTTAGTTTTTGGTACAAGCGTGAATTTCGGTTGCAATTCGAGTTGGAGTATTTCCCCTGCCTTTTCAAGCAACTTCAATTCGTGATACCGCAGGGCTTCCGCCTTACTGTCGAAAGTATGACCGTCAAGTGTGGTCTTTTGATTGCCATACTTACTGCGGGATTTTCCTTTCGGATAAATTTTTGTGGTAGTCATTTACACGACCCCCTGTGAAAAAAGATGATGTGTGCCGTCTTGCAGGGCTCTTTCTTCGTCGGACATTTCGTAGCCGACTTCCAAGAGAAAGGCATAAATGCGGTCTGTATCGGGGCTTTCTTTGTGCTTGCTACTGTGGTCGAAATATTGAGAACTATAGTTGTTGTCGTCCATGCCATTCACATATGCGGCAACCAAAAGGGCTTTTTCGGATGAGTTCGCAACGGCGTGGTCAACACGAGATTCATCTTCTGTGTCGTCATTGTTAAAACCAAATCCCATCATTACGGCAAAATCATTAGCCAGTCCCCAATTTCGCCCACCTGAAAGAATTGACTGCGCCGCGAATTTCACAATCGCGCTTATGTGATTGGTGGGGTTAAGGTCTTTTATGAATTGCCGCCGCATTTCATAGGCGCGGCGTGATATTTCTTCGAGTTGGGATTTTATGGCGTTGCGCCGCTCTTGGGCTTCATCTTCTTCGCTTTGCGCTTCAAGTTCGTGCGCCGGGACTGCGCGGAGAAGCCTTATGTTGTGTCCATCATCGAGGAAGAAATAGTTTACGGTATCGGTATCGCCCGGCATATCGTGCGGAGAATTTGCGTTTAACCATTTTGCAACCCGCAGGGTTTCGTCAATATCGTCATCATCCGCGATTTCCTCGGCAAAGGTTATAAGCCAATCGCGCAGTTCCCTTCGCTTTTCAGCCAATTTTTCCCTATCGATTGCCGATTTTACTTTCCAATTGAAATTAGGTGTGCCGATAACATCCAGTGCCTCGTTTTTCAATTCGGGGTCGGTGATTTTATCCAGTTCGGCGTAATCTTCAAGGGTTGCACCACGGGCTTCAGCCGCTTTAAATTTTTCTTTGTCGAGAGCGAGAAGTTTTACACGGGTGCGTACTTTGGTTTGGGAAAATCCTGTTTTCTCGGCAATGGATGTAACACTTTCCCCAAAATCAAGCAATAGCTGTATTCCTTGCGCTTCTTCGTATCTGGTTAGGTCTTCCCGTTGCATATTCTCAAGCAACATGGTCGCTATTTGGGTAGCGTCGTCCATTTCTACGATGGCGCAGGGTACTTCCGTAAGCCCGGCAAGTTGCGCGGCAGCTGTCCGGCGGTGTCCAATGATTACGGTGTACTCGCCGTGGTTTTCCCAATGGGCGCAGGGTTCGTGTTTACCTTGAACTGCGCCGGTGTGACCGTCCTTGCATTCCGCATTATTTCGGTTTAGCTTCGCACATGACGCACAGAATCCCGTCGGAAATTTCGGAACAACGGTTAAGTTTTGCAAAATGCCCTGTGTCTTGATACTTTCTGCCAGTTCGGAAAGGTCCCCTAATTCCAAACGTGGGTTGTTCGGGTGCGGATGAATTTTGTTGATGTCGATGTTTTGCAGCATGGTTAATCCTCCTATGTTAAATTTTTATGAAGCCTTGGAAAGTCGGAACTTCTCCGCAAATGTAAGGTGACGCGACGGCGCACATTCAGCCGGAGCGAGTGCTTCGGAACGACTGCAAACCAGTTCCCCATCGCGCCGTAGCTTGATTAAAAGCGTGGGCGTTAATGTGCCACTTTCTTTGAATGAGCCGTGGGGGAGTTCGATTATTTCCGCGCCATGCCCATCAAGCCACTCACGGAACTCCACTGCTTTTTTGTTGTCGCGCCATTGCCATGATGTACTTGCTACCGAAACCAATATTCCGCCGGGTCGGAGCATTTCAAACGCGGAGCGGATATGAGAGATGTCTTGTTGTTTGGAAAATGGAGGGTTCATTATGACGTGGGTAAAGTCACTTTTGATTTTGCCGTCGGTGGCTTCTGCTGCGAAATCAAGGAAGTTCACTCCGGTTATAGCCGTGTAGGGCTTTTCTTTGAGAAGATTTGCCATATCGGGGTTTAACTCGATGCCAAAAACATTAAATTTCCATGAATTTTCGCCGCAGTATTCCCAAACCACATCAGCCAAATCACCCTTTCCGATTGACGGCTCCAAAACATTGCTTCCCTCGCACAACTCGGCTATTTCGCACATTTTCACTGCCACATCTCGCGGCGTAGGGAAAAATTGATACACTTTTTTCATGTCCTCGGTTTCCCCTGTTAAAATCAAGGCTTCCAAGGCTTCTGCTGGGTCATCCTCGAAAATGTGACCTTTCGCCGAGCGATTCCACTTGCCGCCGATATTTTCAAGGCATTTGTTGACTGCCGTGTAGACTTTGCGGTCTAACTGCTCAGGCGGCAAAAATACGGTGTGACCTTCGATGCGGCAATTATCCAAAATCGCCAGTATTTCTTGCGGTATTTTCACTGCTTTTCACCTCCAAGCCCAAGGGCTTTATATAAGTCGTTCCGATTGCGTTCGCCTTTCTGTATACGCCAACTGCCGCCGGTGACGGGTTGAATCGCACACATTTCCACGATGCGGTCATATATCCGGTTCGACTGGTCGTATTGCATTGTTTTTATATCAACCGTCGAAAGATTCACGCGCAGTTCATCAATTCCGAGGTTTGTCGTGATAATTACAGGCTTTTGCGCCCGATACCTCGCGTCGATAATGCTGTAAAGTTTTTCGTGAGCCCACGGGGTCTTATATTCCACGCCAAGGTCGTCAAGGATTAGCAAACTGGCATCGCTTAAAGTGTTAAGTACCGTGACCTCCCCAATATCCCCATGCTTGTTGTAGTTGTCTTTGATAATCGCCAAGATGCGCGATACCGAAATTGCAAGGACTGACTTTCCGCGAGAGTAAAGTTCATTGGCAATTGCGAAGGATGCGAAGGTTTTACCGCTTCCCGCTTTGCCGTATAGAAGCAAGCCACGATTATTGGCAAAAACATCTTCCCAATTTTCAGCATAACTTGTAGCAAGGTCGTAAAGGTCGCGGTTGTCGGCGCGGTGCTTCCAGTTAGAAAAGGTCGCACTTTCGAATTGTTTATCCATCAGCGAGTAAACCCGAAATTTATTAAGCCGCCGCCGAAGTTCTGCGGCTTGCGCCCGTTCATCTTCGCGTTTACGCTCCTCTTCCTTGCACTTGCACATCACGCGCACTCGGCGCATGACATCTAAAAGCACAAGGTCTTTTTCCGTTGGGAAGCCGCAGTTTTCGCAAATCGCTATAGGCTTATTGAAATCAGCTTTTGCGCCAAGGGTTATCATTGTGGCGATGGATACGCATTCGGGGTCGTCACTCGGTCGGGATGTTGCGGTATGGGTCGTCGTCTGTGCCGATGTTAGGCACTCCGCCAATGCTTGCATTATTCGTCCCTCCCTTCATTTTCGCGTATAGCTGGTCGTATTTTTCACGAAATGCCCGTGTGCTTAGGATATTTGCCTGCCAAAATGGGTCTTTCACTGCAAATGCCAAAACGTCGCGCAGTTCTTCCGGCGGCTTTTTATCAATCCGCAGTAGGCGTTCGATGTGGATGCACCACTTGTACAATCCCGCATTATCCCGTGGAACTTTCTTCGCCCTTGGGTTAAGTTGCAGAATTTTATCTGCAAGGAACTTCGAGCATTTGAACGGAATCCCCTCGGGGTCAAACTCCTGCGTCGGCGCGTCGCCGACGATAGGTTCTTTATTCTTTTCTTTACTATTCTTTACTTTACTTTGCGTACTTCCGAGGACATTTACGGGGTTATTGCTTGCATTAACTAAGTTAATGTTGACATTTACAAAATTATTGAGGTCAACAAGGGTGTACTCCGCCATCAGCGTGATGCACTTTCGACGCTCCGATGCTTTCAAAAATCGCGTCTGAATTCCACGGGATGTTAGAATGAAATATTCCGAAAAGAGTCGCTCATCAAAAAATCCAACCTGCACGGCCTTTCTGACCACCTCGTCAACCGCGCCCTCGCTAACACCAACTTCGTCAGCAATTAGAAAAGGCATATCTTTGTCCCACCCAACGTAATACCCATAATCTTTATAGATATTAGATAGCAGGCTGATTAGTATGACGGGTGCTATTGCGCCGCATCCTCTAACAATTTTCCTAACCTTTAACTCTTTAAGGAAATCAACATCCATCGGGTAGTAGTCAATCCCTTGTTTTAACGGACGTGCCATTCATCAAATCACCACCGTTTCTGCTCACCATTAATCACTCGAAAAGGCTTTAATAGCAAGGTAATAATGGGCTGTATACTGCATAATCATTCGCACCAATGGCTTATATTTTTAGTGCAAAGTCACAATTTCCACTTAGCTTTTTTCGTTGAAAATAATGCCGTACACATGGTATTTCTTCTCGAAAGTTTCTCTGCCGATGTCGTGCGCTTCGGTGTGATGTATTCGGCACAGGCATAACTTGCGGTGTGCGCTGTCGTCGTAGGTATTGCGGTTACGCCCCATGCCAATTACGTCCCAATGGTGGGGTTCACCATCCAAGCCGCAGATAATACAGCGGCGGTGCTTTAGGCTCGAATAAATGGCGGCATCTATGTCATCGGTACGGTTAGTGAGCGTTTCTGTGAGCGGCACGTCCCACGCCAAGCAAAAATCCAAAAGATAACTGATGTAGTTCCGTGCGGTTGTGATACTGCAATCCGAGAGTGAAAATTTCGGATGACTCTTCTCACTTCGAAACATCGTTTTCAGATACCAGTGATTGACCTCTTTTTCGTCACCGTTCCAAAGTGAGATGTCACCCAGTGTCGCCCATGCTTTTCTACGTTGCTCGGTCGTGATGTGGCGACCATCGTCAATGCGGAGTTCACCTTTCAAGATTCCGTCAACAGACAGCTTCTTCATTTCGTCCGTAAGGCTTTCGCCCGGGACAAGAACGGTGAAGACCGTTCCGTCGTAGGTTTCCCTTTGAACTATTGCAGAGATTGCTCTGTACATATCAGCTTTGCCACCTCATGCTTCCATGTCTTCCAGCATATTGCGCAGTTGGCCCCACTCCATGTCATCGCGGTAGTAGGGTATTCCGGCGCAAGCAGGCGGATTTGAACATTACTAATTGGCCGGCTATCAACCTCGCTTATCGTGCCATGCTTTACACACTCGTCGAAGGTTCTTGTGTGCATCCTGCGGATGGATTCCTTATAACCAACGAAGGCGGTGTATTTGTCTTCATCCTTGATAATGATGCAGTCTTTATCCGGGGTACAGGATACAAATACGATTCCAAAGTCCTTGTCTAAAACCGATTCAAAGCCCGGTGGAGGGTTGTACGGGGTATGTTCCACACCCTCGGACGTGGAATATTCGGATGTACCCTTTTCCTCTTCTTCCCGGAAGAAGTCGTGTATGGTTAGTTTTGTTCCCTTCGTAGCCGTGTACGCGCCTTGGGTGTTTATTTCAAACTCCACGCCCTGTGGGTATAAGAGCGTGTTGCCTCCGAAATCCACAACCGTGCATGATGTTTTGCCCGGTGCAGTCCGCAACACTCGCCCAACCTTTTGAACCCACTGCCCATGTGTGCCGTTCGTGTCGAAATCTACAAGATTACGCATAGGCGGATAGTCATATCCCTCTGTGGCGATGTCTACGTTTATAAGTTCTTCCGCATCGCCTTTTTCAAACCTTTCCAACTCCGCCGCACGTGTGTCGCCGTCTATACCTTTGTAAAGGTACGCAGGCTTTCTCTCCATCGCGATAAGGCACTCATATATGATTTTGCAAAAACCATGAGACGGGGCAAATATGACCGTCTTGCCCGGTTCTTTTGCGTCCAAATAGTGACCGCACAGCTCCTCTATTAACTCTCTACCCGCATCGTCATCGCGTACATTGCGATTTAGATACCCTGTTTCGGAAATAAATCGCTTACCCTTCTGTTTCTTGAACACCGGGGACAAATCCACAAAGCGTGGTCGCACAAGATAATGACTGTCTATTAAAAAGCGGGTTGTGATTTGAAAATAGTTGTCGAATAGCGTGAGAAGTGATACCTCGTCTCCCCTGTTGGGTGTTGCAGTCACACCAAGCAGTGCAGCGTCCGGATTGCCTCTTTTGTTCCATTCGATAATGTCGAGGTAGGTTTTTGCTTGGGCGTGGTGGCATTCGTCAAACACAATGAGGTCAAAGTAACAAAACGCTCTTTCAAATTCCTCAAGTTGCCCGACAACCGTTTGCACCATGCCAAAATGCGCGTTTCCGTGCAGACTTTTGCGACTGGCAGTGATTTCGCTTGTTTTGATTTCGGGGCAGACCCACGCAAATTTTTTATGATTTTGCCCATGAATCTCGGTGCGATGTACCAGTATAAGGACGTGTGGATGGCGACCATGTTGTGAGATAAAACCGTGATACCACTTCTTAACCACCCCGGCCAGCATCAGCGTTTTCCCCGCGCCCGTTCCGGCGACTATGAGGGAGTTGCCCCGTTCATACAGTGCGGTAACGGCATGATTTACGGCTTCGTCTTGGTGCGGATAGAATCTAATCATTGTGCTTCACCAAGAAACGCCCTGCCTTATCGAACTGCGCCGTTAATTTTCCATCGCGGAAACGGCAAGCGTTGTTCTGCATTGCCAGTTCGATTATGTCTTGCATGATTTCAGCTTTTTTATTGTCTGAGGCATCACACCTTTCCTTTGCCGACAGGTATGCTATAAGGTCAATCTCAAGCACCTTGTCAGCGTTAAAGAATGTATTTGCGCGAATGCTTGCGATGATGTTGCGTTGCTTGTCGTTTGCCAAAAATGGCGTAGGTTCATTGGAGTTGTCTACATCTGAAAAGAACCTGTCGAGGCATAGCCGTATCAGCATTTCCAAGTGGGTGTTGTTGTTGAAATACAGATGCGATATTTTCATGTTCTGCGCGAGATGCTTTTTGCGCTTTGCCACAGACATACCAGCAACAAGTCCGCGTTCGTATGTGGTATCGTTCTCCAAAACCATCACTTGGAGGATGAAGAAGTCTGCGCCGCTCATCATGACTTGATACTGCGCCTGTATGATGTATTTAAGAGGCAGGCCTTTTTTCAAACGAGCAGGCATGATGCTTTTTTGCTCACACACGAACCTCATGCCCGGCACGACATCGCCGCCGCCATAGTCGAATGGCCTCATGTCACATTCTTCACTTATCCCGGAGACATCAAGGCTTGCGATAAGCCTTTCCTCTGCGAATACTTCCCCGCGCTTCAGTGATTGTGTGCGTCCATTTTTAAGCACCGTTGCCCCGTAAGGCTCTACAGCGTGGCCGTAGTCGGAAAGTTCCGGCGGTAGTTCTTCCCGCTGGAACAACCCGTCCTGTTTCATTTTGTGGTACAACGCCCATGCGGTTGTAAATGGACTTTCTTCCCTAAATGCTTCTGCGTTTATACCGCAGTTTTGGAGTTCGTCGTCGGTTGCGTAATATCTTACGATGTCGAATATCTCGCTACTGCCTATGCGGGTGTCACGGGCTTTTTCCCACGACAAAGTTCCTTGTTTTAGCTTTGTTTTCATTTCGACCCTCCTTTATTACACGCATAACACTTTACGGGTTTTTCCGGGTTGTCTGCGTGATACTTTTTAGATTTTGCGCTTGTGATTTCTTTGCCACACACTTCACAGCACAGGGCAGTTTCCGCAGGTGTTTCAAACAGCGGCTCGATAATCGGCGCGAGCTTTTTCGATTTGCGGATATTCACGATTTCAGCATAATGCGCGTTGATAAGACTTTCTGCTGATTCGCCCTGCTCGAAAAATTTTTCCATGATATCGTTGGCGGCTTTTTTTGCAGCGGCGGGGTTTGCCTTGTATATGGCAAGCATTTCATCGGCATCTGCTTGCTGTGCGGGAGTAAGATTATCAAGGTCAACTTTGCCGTGTGTGTAGTTGTCCTCATAGTCCATTTCAATTTCAGCTTGTGGCAAAGGCTCTGCTTCGATGGGGTCAAATGCATAAATTGTGTCTTTGAGTTCCGGTAATGTTTCTCTCACACGTTTTAATGCCCTGCGGATGATGGTTTTTTCCACCATCGCCGCAGTCCACACATTCCATATAGAGCCGTTATTGATTTCCGTTGTATTCACGCGCCGTTTCTTCGTATAGCCATAGTCGTTTTTGTACTCTTCCCAGCGCGACTTGAATATCCCATTGTCGCTGGCAGCGGCGGCGGCCATCACTTCGACAAGCGACATTTCGGCGGCGACCATCAGAAGCCGCTGATTTGACTTGACTTCGCGCACTTCGAGACGGCATATAAATTTTGTAAAGTAGCCGTCAATGAGCCTTTGCGCTGTTATGACACGGTCACCGTTTGAGCGACGGTCGTCCAATGTGTAAACGATTTCGCCGTTGTTAAAGTTTTCTTTGAAGTAGGTCGTTTCGTGGTCTTCTTTCGGCACAGGCACAATAGTTTCTGTTATCCTGTAGCCCTTCCGAGCCGCTGCCCTCATAAAGGCTTCCACCCTCGCGGACAAAACAATTTCCTTACCTCGTTTTACAAAGTCTACCTTGTCGTAGTCCTCCGCCACGATGCCGCCCTGTGACAGTGTTTGCCACCCGCTCAAAAACGTGTTAGCGGCTTTTGATGCCTCTGCTTCGGTGAGTTTATTACCAAGTGAGCGCAACGCCTCTGCCGCTTTGACGGCAAATGGCAGACAATCGCATTTATATCCAATCTCGCGCTTCAAAACTTCAAACATATTGTTCGGCGCGGACGTTAGCTGATTAAATACGGATAGTTTTGTACTCATTTTATGAATAACTCCTTTCGCCATTTGGCTTGCAATATTCACACTCGCCACGCTCGGGGCTGTACTCTACTGCCATTTCGCCGCAAAGTTCACAAGTTACCGCAATCATGCCGCACCTCCAAACTCCGCTTCCAACCGTGCCTTCCTTGCCAAGTCCATCGGGTCGGGTGCGCCGTCATCATCGTCGCGGTATTCCGGCACATTTACGCCGTACTTTTCCGCAAGAAATTCAGCGAACGCGCCCTGGTCGGCAAGGCAATATTCCGCAGCGGTCTTTTCCTCTTTGGCTTGCGCTTCGATACACTCACCGCAAATTCCGTCGTACAGTTCGTCGTAAGATTCTTCTTCCCCTCCACATAAGCCACATACCGCCATTGGCATATCGTATTCCGGCGGCGAATCAAGTTTCCAATTATCGTAATTTCGCATATCGCACAATCCTTTCGTTTTACTTGCATTCCATTGCCTCGCCTGTTAAAATGCACAGAGCAGAAGGTTATTCCTTTTCAACAAGCCGTCGTCACTGGTCCCCACCAAGCGCGGCTTGTTTTTTTGTGTCATCTCCTTCGATGGCGTGAACAGTGTGTCGTGTCGTGATTTCCCAAAAGAGGGCAAAATGCTTACCGCATCCAGTGGGAGGTTCGTCGAAATCATATTCCCCTTCACACACAACAATTTCTTTCCCTTCCCGGTGTTTTTCTATGGTGTGCGTCTGCTTCAATCCGCAGTAAGGGCAATTCAGTACAATTCCAAAATCCACATCAAGCACTCCTTTTACAAAAGTTATAAAAATCTATTACATTTGTGGCACTTTGCGGCGGGACTTCCTTGGTGACGGGAGAGTTATGATTTTCCGGCTTTTGCTTCGCCATCATGCTTCGATAAACGTCCGCACCTTCCCATGTCGGCATCCGGCCGTTCACTTCGCAGGCCGCGCAATACTGCGCGATTAGTTTCCAGTTGAAGGGAAACAATTTTTACACCTCCTCCGTAGCAAACCATTCAAAGTCTGGACTGCCGCCGTCCTCATCCTCGTCCCATTTTTCAATGTCAAAGCCTTCTTTCTTCAACGCAAGGCACAAGTCGGTCAAGTTGTCGTAGTTATTTACAACGCTTGCAAGGTGTTTTTCTTGCGTTGGGGTTAATTCACCATTGATGGTTATGTCGTGGCGGAACTTAACCGTTTGCATAACCACAAGATTGTATTTTTTAGGCATTGGCATCTACCTCCATTTCTAACTGTCAATTATTCGCTTTGCGTATACAATGGCAGACAACAGCTTGGATTTTACCTGCGTCCACGTTTCCACTGTATTGCGCAAATCATGCTTTTTCTGTTCGCACCATTCACCCGTAACCATTAGTTGCTTGGCAAGTTGCTTTACAACTTCAACGGTTGGGGCAAGGTCGTCTTGTGCTAAAATCGCTTGAAATGCCATATCGCCTACCGTTGATGGCATAAACACCTCCGGTAGATACTTGCCAAGAATGCTATGATGCTTCAAGTGCCAAAATGGCAATGCAGTGCATTTGTAATGCTCTGCCATTGCGTCAACAACATCATCAGGCACTTTTGAATGCCCATTCTCGTAATCCGAAAGCGTCCGCGCCGAAATGTGCAGAAGCCCCGCCGCGTGTTCTTGGGTAAAACCTGCGTTCTCCCTGCACAATTTGTAACGGTTTTCACAGGCTTTGCTCATGTTTTGTCTCCCCCTTTCCTTGTAAAATGTACATAGGCTAATTCGCCAATTGCTTGCGCTCTGCCGTCGCGCTAAACCCGCGCCTACGTTTCATTTCGTCCTTACTGGTTGCGCTTTTTGCAAGTGGAAGCACCTTGCTTTTTTCCTTGCTTTTAACTTTGAAAATCGCAAAGTCAAGCATGGAAATATAAAGTTGTCTACCTTCCTTGCTAAAGGGTACATTCCGTCGCTTTGCGTGGCGACTTGCAAATCGGCGGTCTATTCCGTACAACTCGGAGTAATCGTCAAGTGTCAAATATGCCTTGTTGCCAAATTGCCGCTCCAAATTATCCAACTCTGTCTTGACGTATGGGTTGGAAATTAAGTTCATTGTCTACCTCCATCATCTGCGCAACCTTTTTCATCACGCGAAATAGTACCATTGGTTGCTTTGAAAATAATTTCATCCAAAGACAATGACATTGTCTTTTCACCGCTAAGGGCGTACTGCCTAAGTGCTTTGTGTGCGTCGGCATCAATGCGCACGGTCATAGCGACAGTGGGCGAACCGGGTTTTCGTGATTGCAAAATGGCCATATTAAAACCTCCCTTCTCATTGAAAAATCTTAAAAATGTGATATTATGGTTGCTGTGGTAGTCGTGGTTGCTGTTGTGCTTGTGTACGTATTTATTCCCCTATTTCGGAGTGATTGGCGGCTTTACTGTTCAAAATCTCGGCGGCAGTGTCATAGCCGATACCACGTATAAGCGAGTAGGCTTCTGTCATAGCGCAGGCTTTGGAAGCGGCGCGGTCTAATTCTCTTTGTTGGTAGTCTGATATTGCATGGCGTGTACCAACGTGAAGTGCGTTTAAGGTGTTAAAGTCCTTAATCGCTTCAACAGCCGCATCCTCTAACCGAATGAGGCGGTCGTTCGCCATGTAATCTTCGCAGGGATGGATTGTTGATGAACTGGCGTTTCCGTAGCCTTTTTTAGGGCAATTAACTAACCCAAGGGATACGTCACCTTCTTGCGGAACTGCGAAAACGCAGGTGTGGCAAAGGTTGTCGCAGATAGATTTGATGGTTGTATTCATAGGAATGCTCCTTTCGGGTTTGGTTAAGCGGCAAAACGCTCAACGGTGTCATAAGTTGCAAAAACTGTTGTGTCGCCGTTTGTGAATGTAGCGCGTAGCCCGTTGAATCCGGCGGTTTCTTCGATGGTGGCGATGGTTACATTTTTGAAAAGTGATGCACATCCCGGCGGGGCTACTTTAATTTTGTCGCCTGCGGTAAGAGCCTTTACGTTTACGAAGCTACCCTTTTCATATTTGATTGCGTTAGCAAATTCGGCTTTTTGTGCGGCAACCTTGGCGGCATATTTCGCATCAGCCCATGTTTTACGTAGTGCATCAGAGAAAGCGAAAATTCCAAAACGTTGGTTGCAAAGTTTTTCGCGGTTGTTGTATAAGTTCCATGCTTTCCTCATGAGTTCTGATTTGTTGTATGTCATTTCAAATCGCCTCCGTGGAGTTGTTGTTATGTGGTTGCGGTGTGCGTGGTTGCTATGGTGCTATTATAATTCCGTAATTATGCACTTGTCAAGGATGTGTTCCGTAATATTGCACTTTTGTAATATCTTACAAAAAAGGAGGTGTTGTTTTGTGTTTTATGCACAAATAAAAAAACTTTGTGATGAGAGGGGAAAAAAAATAACGGCGGTAACCGTTGAATTAGGATTCAGCAAAGGAAGCCTGTCGCAATGGAAAAATGGAAGCAATCCAACTGCCGATGCAGTTGTAAAGTTTGCAAACTATTTTGATGTAGCTACAGATTACCTACTAACAGGAAAGCATCCGCAAATGCGACATGAAAATAAAAAGGGAGGGTATACCATGAAAAAGACTGTAATAAAACGACGTGTTGGCATTGATGTTGTAAAGAATGGGATGATTTCATTATTCATTCATACATTAGAACTAAACATTGACCGACAAGCGTATAGTGACAATATGACGAGGTTTAGGACAGATTTGACCCAACGTCTCTGTGAGGTGTTTGCGGATGATGTGGTTAGTGAACGAATCAATGGTTTTGTAGCTTTAACACTGGATTATTCGCATGGTTACACTGGTGATGAATCTGAATTTCCTGTTTATTCGGAGTTTCTTAAAATGATGAAGCTATCACCTCCATGCAAAGACAAAGATGCCGAGAAGTTACTCGACGAACTTAAAGTTGAACGTGATATCCTTGAAGCTGAAAAGAAAGATGCTTTTATTTTTGGGGGAGTGGCTGAATATTAAAACGAGCCCTCAGATATGTACAAAACCCCATATACGAATTCATCACGTCAACCCCCATCCGCCAAAAGAAAAAGCAATAACCAAAGCCGCTTGGAAACTTGAAGGAAATGTAATCCACTGTGCAGAATTCGGAGCAGAACTGCACCACGAAACCGCCAAATAACCGCATACCCGCCTTTTTGGCGGGTATGACAGTGGGATAATTTAAACTGAAGGACAAATAATCTCGCATAATCCCTCGGGGATTATTGAAAAGGGAAATGATTGTATGGACAGTGTTGTTTTCACGAAAGAAGACCTGCTTGCAATTGAGTTATCAGTTGCCACTGTTGCACATATGTCGTTGGATTTACCAATTACCCCACAAACAAGCGATGAATTGAAATCTCTTGATAGCGTAGCTTTAAACAGCTATACGGGTCTTCTTTCTTACCACCAATACTATGCGCTTACTGAAAAAATTTTGTCGCTATCAGAATCCAAAGCTACTGATGTTATTGATTTGCATTTTTGCTATAACCACTGGATAGAGTTTACGTATAGAGCAAGGGGTGCTTTTCCACATTATATTGACTTATGTATTGCATACTGTAAAAAAGACATGAGTATGTATGAAAAATTTAAAAAGACAACAGAACACCCAAATTTTCAATATCCGTATGGTAGTAATATAAGCTTTCCATCATTCCAGCGTCTTGCAATTATTCATGAGAAACAAGGTGAGCTTATGGAGGCTATTGAGGTGTGTGAGTTGGCAATTAAATACAATATTGATGATACAACAAAAGGTGGGTTCACTGGACGGCTTGAAAAACTCAAGAAAAAAATGGCTCAATTTCATTAAAATATATTTTACATGGTGGAATATGAAGGAGGTCAATTTGCAATGAAGGGACTCACATTTATACTGTTATTTCTAGGTTTGACGGCAGGAGTTGTTGGATGCGGCAACTATACGACAGAACCAACGGTACATGAGAGGATTATCGAATTGATAAATCAGGCAGAAGAAGCGTTGGAAAGGGCACGTTCTAATGATGTCGAACGTGAGCGTCTCCTTGATGCTGTAAACAGCGAAGAAGTGCAAATAAATCTATATGCGGCACTTGCGGGGATGTCAAGAACTCTCGCACGGGAACTTGCAGAAGAAGCTTTGGAAATTGCATACGAACACGGCATTGACATAATGGAAATTGTAGAACAACGCGCCAATTCGGATATTGTGTTTCTAGTTGAACGCGCACGAGCAATGTCGCAACCTTTGACCGAAAAAGAAATACAAGCATTCATTGACTTAGGCGACAATTTTGAGTTTAGCTATGACCAATTCGACAGTCGGCTCACAATATGGGGATATCGTATGTCAGTCCATAATGTAAACTCCACATCTATACTTTCGTCCGTTCAAATAGTAGACGGACGTATGACACCTCCTTCACTAACATTTAGATATGTCGGAAGCACACGATTAAATCTTGACCGAATAACTGTATTCACTGGAAACGGTGGAGAAGATTTAGCTTTTAGGCGCAATGATATACACAGGGATACCCATAGCGGTGGAGTACATGAAGAGAGGGTTAGTCTCTCAACGGCACAAACATGGACGATAATGAGGTCATTAATATCATCCAGTGAAACAACCGTAAGATTTAGAGGGGATAGAAATGCAGACCATCAGCTAAACAGCGGCGAACGTAGCGGAATAAAAAACCTATTGGAGTTTCACGATATGGTACAGCTTCGCCCAGACTTGCTCGACCACATACCAAAAGGATGGAGAAACTAGACGGTGGCAAATATCAACGAAGAATGGGGAGTTAATCATATGAAAACAATAACCATTGAGGAATACGAAGCCAAGACCACGCACTTTCAAAACAAGGTGATGGACGAGGGCGATATGCTATGTGTGGACTGCGACAGCGGTCGCAAATTTGTAATTGTGGAAGAATCCCAGTACCAAGTTATGAGCAATGCATTAAAAACGGTCTTAGCCGCGCCCGGCATGGACGACGAAACCTACAAAGCCGTAATGAGAGCGGCAAAACACGCAGGGGTTACAGGAAGTTATGGAAGGGATATATGACAGTTTATTGGGGCTGGTGAAAAATGAAGTATAAGCACAAACGAAACCACGATGGCTATTTTAAGGAATCGTGGTTGACGGATGAGATTTTGCCAAGCGGCAATAAGCGGCGCGTTGTCGTCCGTGACAAAGATTATAAGACTTTCGTGCAAAAGTTGGAGGATGCCAAGCGATTATACAAAAAAGGCATCACCCTTGACGATATAACCGTAACCGAATGGGGCGAGCGGTGGCTTGCTGTGTACAAAGCTAAAGTTACAGATGAGCGTAAGGCTCATTTTAGAGCAAAGTTAGCTTTAGATATCATTCCAGAGATAGGGCATATGAGAATGCGGGATGTTCGTGCCTCTCACTTGCAAGACCTTTTGAACGGAACACCGGGCAAAAAAAGTACCGTTTCAAAAGTACGCATTGCACTGCGACAGATATTTGATGCAGCAGAAACAGAGGGAATAATAGAAAAAAACCCATCGCTTAAACTCCGATTACCAGAGGGATTGGAGGAAAGCCCACGAAGGCCGCTTACCGAAAAAGAATGTCATGTGGTTTGGGATGTCGCACAATTTCATTCTGCGGGGGTTTATGTAATTACAATGCTTTTTTGTGGGCTGCGGCGAGGAGAGTGTGTAGGTCTAACGTTAGATTCAATTGATTTTACCCAACAGCGAATTGATGTGAAAAAGGCAATAACTTATACTACAAATCAAGGAACGGAAAAAAATCCAAAATCTGAAGCGGGAATAAGACAGGTGCCACTGCCGAATATTTTGCTACCTTTTCTAAAAAAGCATTGTGAAGGAAAGAAGCCGGATAGTTATCTTTTTACAAAGATAGACGGAAGCAGGGCTACCGAGACTACTGTAAGAAGATGGTGGGATTCTTTTTTGCGCCAATGCCACATTTCAGCAGGTGCGGAAATGTACCGTAATAAAGTTATTGTGGAAACCTCTCCTTTTAGTGACGAAATTAGCCCTCACTTTTTACGACACACATATGCTACAGATATACACGCTGCCGGCGTTCATGATAGGGAGTTGAAGTATTTTATCGGTCACAGGTCGAATGATGTAACTGATAGGTATAGGGGCGTGTCTGACGATTCATTTAACCGCGCAGCAGAACTAATCAATTGCTTTCTTGATAAAAAATACGGCATTGCTGAAACCGAAAGCAGTCTATAA